GGTGTGTCCCTCCTGTGTGGTGTGGTTCCTATTATGCGGGTTCGTACGCATGGTTGCGGTTGATCTGTAACCTATGTGTCGGCTACGGTAGTTCATGTCACCACAACAACCAAGGGAGAGTTACCGATGACAGGCTTCACCACCAGCGACATCGCGCTCGCGATCGAAATCCCCGGCGTGTACGACGGGGTGTCCGCCTACCTGCTGAAGGACGGCACCTGGCGAAACCGGTGGGACGGGCTGAGGCTGCCCCGACGCCAGCAGGCGACCGCCGCGTGGATCGAGCAGAACGGGGACGCGTTCCGTGAGGCGAACCGGGATCTGCTCGACGAGGCCTTCCGGTGACGGCGTTGGTGGAGCAGCCGGCGGCGGTGTGCGACTGCGGCCGGTCGTCGCATGCCCCGTGGTGTGCGTCGCAGGTGGAGTGGTATTCGACACCGTGGGGTGCCACCAGCCTGGTGGCCGAGTACTTCGCGGTCACCGTGTTGGCGGTGGAGGAACCGGGTGGGGCGATCTTGTGGTGGACGGTCACCGTGCGGACGACGTTGTATGCGCCGCTGCCGGAGTGGAAGTGGTCGGCAGCGTTCGATTCGCAGGAGTTGGCGCAGGAGGCGGCGTTGGTCGCTGTGCGTACCCGCCTGACCGCCGAAGAGGTCGAGTCGTGAAGCGCAGTGAGTATCCGCAGACGGCTGCGGTCGCGTTCGCCTCGTTCTGCGGGCTCGCCGCGCTGCTGGGTGGGGTGCTGTCGAACATCGACCCCGCCGCCGCGATCGTGTCCCTCGTCCTCGCGGCGGTGATCGTGCTGCCGGTCGGGATTGCGGCCGCACACCGCCTGTCCCGCCGACGGGGCGCCGAGGAGGCACGCCGGATCGCGGCCCGGGCGGACGAACAGAACCAGCGTTGGAACGAGCAAGGAGACCTCTGGTGAGCGACCCGGATTGGTGGACCCGCGAACTCGCGGATTCGAAGGTGCGGCACGACGTCAAACGTGGGCTCCGGTCGGTTGGTCGTGTCGCGCGACAGGCCCTCGGGATGGCTGCACCGAAGGACGTCATGGATCTCGCGGAGGTTGCCGACGCGGCGGGGTGGACGATCGGGTCGGCGCGGCAGCTGTACTACCGGTCCCGCCGCAACCGTGAGACCGGCGCGGTGTCCCGCACCGACCTGCCAGCCCCGCTACGCATGGTGTCGGGCCGCTATCCGATCTGGGCGCGCTCGACCATCGAGGACTGGATACGGCGTCGGGACAAGCTGTGCAAGCAGTGCGGTGTCCCGGTGCCGTCACGCCTGCCCGCCGGGTGGTCGGTGGAGTGCGCCAGGTGCGCCGGGTTGGAAGGCGAAGTCTAATGGGCAATTTCGAGCTCGGTGACCAATGGGAAATGGACAGTCGTGCACGTCGTGAAGACTGGCTGGCGAGAGCCCGCGCCAACGAGGACGGGGATCGTGCGGTAAGCGAGCAATGCCGCAACAGCATGCACACACGCACATCCCAGGGGGAGAAGGTGCAGCCCTGCCTGCGGCCTGGTGGACACGACGGGGACTGCGAGTTCTACCGGGGAAAGCACCGGCGTGATGCACTCGCGGAGTTGGAGGGCGAACAGTGATCCTGGATCTGGAAGAGACCCTTGCTGACCACGCCGTCGACTACCGGATGCCCGACGACGACTGGCTGTTCTGGTGCACAGGCGGCGAGTGTGAGTGGGAGGGCACATTCGACTGCGAGGCAGACGGACTGGCGGCTCATCATCACCATGTCGCACGGACGCTGTTGGCACGCCTCCCTTCGCCGACGCCGCCACCGGCACTCGAACTGATCGACCTGGACACGATCCCGGACGAGCCGTGCAACTGGCATGAGGACAACATCGTTGATGGCGACCACCACAGCAGCTACGTGTGCGACCGGTGCCATGACATCTCGGAGTGCATTTTCTGTGAGCCGGATCAGCCGAACGTCGAATGCGCCCGCAACCGTGCGGAGGATGAGAACCGTCAACGTCGGCGTGTGCATGAGCGGGCGGTGCAGGACTACGAGGCACAGATGCGCTACTACCGGGAGATCACGTCGTGACCGCGGTGGTGCCGCCGGCGGTGTGGGTGCATGGTCGTGATGTGTCGTGGATGATCGTGCACCTCGACGCGGGTGTGTATTTGTCGTTGGAGGTGTCGCCGGGTGCGGGGACCCCGAATCCGTGGTCCTACCTGGTGGAGTTGTGCGGCCCGGAGGATGAGGTGTTGGACCGCAGGACAGGCAGGTCTCGGAACGCGTTGCATGCGCGGGCACAGGCGGTGAAGGTGGCGCGGGAGTTACGGGTGGCAGCATCTAATTCTCTGTAACTCTTGATCTGTAACCTATGTTCCGTGTAAGGTGTTCATTATCACCACAACCGCAAGGGGAGACACCATGGCCGCCAAGATCATCGCCCGCGTCGCAGAAGCGCTCATGCTCGACAACGCCGGACAGACCGTCGACACCGACACCCTCATCGACCAGATCCAGATCCGATACACCGAGTTCCTTCGCCGCGAACCGGCAGTGAGTAGCTACTTCTCAGTGCTGATGGAGTGCGAACGCCTCGGCGCAGCCCTCGTTGGAGCCGGCGACCGCGCCTTCCCGCCCGTCGCAGCCTGACCGACACAACACGACCCCCGGCCAGATGTGGTCGGGGGTCGTCTGCTGTCTACTCGCGGATGGGTGGGCCTGGTGCGTTGTGCCGATACAGTCTGCCGTCGCGGGTTAACGCGTGGTGCCGTCCGCATTCGGGGCAGTAGCCGCGGGTGATCTGGTGTGGGGTGTGCACGGGTGCGTGCCCCACATGCCAGCGACCCGACCCCGAACAGCGCATCAGTCGGCGACGATGGTGGGTTGGAACTCTTGGGCGGCGCGCCTGCGGGCGATCTCGGTTTGCAGGCTGGCTTCGTCCATGGCGACCATCTCGGTGGTGCGGACTTGCAGGGGCCAGTTCCACGCGCCTTCAACGGGTTGCGCGGCCTCGTAGATGGTGATGGGTAGGCCGAGGTCGTCGACGACGGGGAGGGGCATCTGTCCGACGGGGAACACGGTGAGGTACACACCACCGTCGGGTCGGACACCGGTGATGATGGCGGGCGCGGTGGTGCCATCTTCGGTGTAGTGGACGAGGGCGCCAATGCTGGGTGTGCTGGTCATTTGATGTATCTCCTCATGCGTCGGCGCTTCTCGCGGTCTAGGCTGCGTTCCACGTCGGCGGGGTCCGCCTGCGTGTTCACGGTGATCGTCGTGCTGTCGGTGCGGGGCGGCCAGTTCCAGTGCCCCGGCGTCGGGGTCTCGGCGTACGGCACGAGCTGGTTGAAGAACATGCCGGTCGGGTTGAGGACCGCGAGTCCGACCTGCCAGGTCATGGGGATTTCGCCGCCGTCCTCCCTGCGCGGGCCGTCGTCGTACCACGTCAGCGCACGATCCCGCTCGACGGCGGTCGGGTACATCTCGTCGAGTTTGTCGCCGTCGACGACCCGCTGCACTTCGGTGATGATCGCGGCCCGGGGTTCGGGGAGGTACTCGCCGCCCGGGGTGCCATACGACTGGTAGTGGACGATTCTCCCGATGCTGGGTGTCTGGGTCATGACAGTTCCTTCTGGATGTCCTTCTGGATGCGGTCGAGGTCGGCGCGGGTGTCGGTGAGGGATTTGGCTGCGTCGTACAGGGCGAAGCTCCCTGGGGGGTTCGTGCTCAATGCATCGCGGTAGTTCAGTTCGGCGGCCCGCACGGCGAGGCGGGCTTCCACGACGGGCCGCGGGTCGACGGGTTCGGCATCCTCGTAGGTCTGCTCGAAGATGTCGGGCTTGCTACTCCCGCTTGAGGTAGCGGAGCGCCGCTCGTAGCCGTTTGGGGTCGTCTCGAAAGAACCCGAGACCCTTGTTGCATGAGTCGCAAAGAACTCCCCGCACCCGCTCCGAGACATGGCAGTGGTCGATCCGCAGACGCTCGGTGTCGCCGCAGATCGCACACTTGCCCTCGCGCATGAGTTGCTCGTACTCATCCAGGGGGATGCCGTAGGCCGACTTGGCCTTGTGGGCTGCCACGCGCTCCTTGTTGGCCGCGACCCATTCGCGGTGCTTGGCCTTCTGTCGCTCCTTGTTGGCGGCGTAGTACGCCGCGCTCTTGGCACGCGAGCAGACCTTGCACCAGCCCGCACGCTTGCGAACTCCGTAGTAGTCCTCACGGGGCTTCATCTCCCCGCACTTCGGACACCGGATCAGTTCGCTCATCGCTGGCAACCCTCTCGTAGGTTGCCTCAAATATATCACTCTTGCACGGGTAGAACTCACCCTTGACGCCGCGGATGATCCAGTCGCCCTCGGTAGCCGAGAGCGGACCCTCCAACGTCTGCACGCAGAGGCGGTCGTACCAGCGAGGAGGGGACGTGCTGTCGGTGATTCGTTCCATGAAGAACGTGTCGACGCCGCCCCACTGTTGAAGCTCGGCAAACAGTTCGGCGGTGCCATCCCACTGCATGGCTTCGATCTCGACGGGCTTCTTGCGGTACCGCTTCGGTGTGGTCATGGGTCAGATCTCCTGGGTGAGTTGGCGGATGGTGGGTTGCATGTCGTCGAGCATGCGGATCATGCGGGCGTAGGGGCTGTCTGCGGGCGGCTCGTAGGGTTCGACGATGTGGACCACGCCGTCGATCTCGACACCCACCGGGCCGTCGAGCAGGTCGGCGAGGTTGGCAGTGCTGTCGGGGATCACCCACGGGCGTGGCCGGGTTCGTTTGGGGACGGCCATGATCCAGGTGAGGGCGGCATCCCCCACGTGTTCGGTGAGGGACCGAGGCCCGACGGTCAGGTAGCGGGGTTCGCGGCGGCGGACGGTCAACCGGTGCCGGCCACGGGTGCGGTGGAACATCAGGACGTCTCCTTGATCTCCAGGACGGCGGGGAAGGCCGAGAAGAGACCGATGCGGTAGCCGCCGGTCTTGATGTCGTAGGTCTTGCCCTCCTTCAGGGACTTCCAGGTGTCCCACGAGTTGAAGCCTATGTCCTCGTCGACGAGACGACGCCGCGGTTCGGGGGTGGTCATGCTGGCTCCGGGGTGGCTGTGGTGGATGGTGTGGCTGCGTATCGTCCGGCGGGGTCGACGATGACCCAACGGCGTCCGGTCCACAGCGGGCTGTTGGCGCGGACGACGGCAGCCTGCAGGGACGGGTGGTCTTCGGGTTCGAGCACGTTGTCGCGGTCGATGAGGGCGAACATTCCGTACATCACGCACCTGCCTCGACGTCGTCATGGCTGCTGAATGTGCCGACGTGCTCGGCGCGATGCTGCCCGTCGTGGCCGGCGGGGAGGTGGCAGCGATACTGGATGCCTGAGTAGACGCCGCGGTATTCGGCAGTGCATCGGTCAGCGGTGGCGTCGTTGTCGGTCCACGTGTAGTGCAGGGACGCATCCTGATGCAGGGTGGTGTGGCCGGCGTCCAGGGCGCAGTGCACGACGTCGCCGGTGCCGCCCAATCGGGTGGAGTCGCAGTAGCCGGTGTGCTCGGCCCGCAGGGTGGGTGTCTGTTGACGGTTGAGTTTGCGGCGCAGCATCGACACAGTGGCTTTCGCATCGAGGAGCAGTTCGTTCGCCTCATCCCGCTGCGCCCGGACCGTGTCGAGCATGGAGCGGGTGTCCTCGAGCTCCTGACGCACCGCGGCGAGCTCAGCGGCGGAGTCGTCGTCGTCCTTGGCGGGCTGGACGGGAACCTTGGTGGCTGCTGCGTGCCCGCCCGACCGTCGGCACCGCCATCGGGCTTCGGTGGCGGCCCACACGATCTCCTCGCCGCATTCGATGCAGCGGTCGACGTACCCCTCGGCGCTCACAGGTTGTCTCCGTCCAGGAACATGAGCGCGGTGTCGGTGGGGCAGGCGATCATCGCCCACACTCCCCCGCCCTGCTCGTCAGGCACTTGGCCCATGGTGATCGGCCACGACGGGATGACGAACGCTGTCTCGGTGAGTCCGAGGACGGCGAACCCGAGGCGCCCGTCCTTGTCGATGGTGTTGACCACCAACTCCTCCGTGTGCCCGGACGCCGGGTCACCAACGAACCGGTGCAGGGTGAACGCGGTCAGGTAGATCTTCGACGGCCGCACGATCACGGTGTCGGCGCTGCCGTCCAAATGCACGCGGGCGACACGCAACTCAGGCCGATCGGAGTCCAACGCCTGGAACACCGCGCTGTACACCAGCGGGTACTCGTCGGTGGTGTCCACAATCGTCCTGTCCAGGACGGGCGGAAACGAACTGTCAGTCATAGGTAACTCTCCATCTGTGTCCTACGTGGTGATGTGGGTAACTGTACCTTGCTGATCGCCTCACGGTGGCGTTCCAGCACACGAAACGGCAAACCGACCTGGTCGGCTGTCACGCGGGGCACCGTGAGGATGAGGGCGATACTCGCAAGACTGAGCGCGTCAAACTCGTTGTCTCCGTGCGGATGCGCCCCCGGCCACATGCGTGCGATGCCGGCCGCGACGTCCGCCTTGCCGCCGTTCCCCTTGTCGCAGGCGAACTTCTTCACCGTCGCCACGTTGACTTCGGCGACCGGCACCCCGATGTGATGCAGGCCGGCGACGATGAGCCACCAGTTTCCGTTGAGGTCGTGGATGTTGGCGCCGCGGGCTCCGAAGGCTGGGGATTCGACGCAGACGAGGTCGGCGCCGCGGCAGGCGTTGACGATGGCGGTGCGGTTGTTGCGGAGGCGTGTGTGTCGGTCGGCGAGGGTGCGTCCGCGGGGTGTGCTGGTGAAGGTTCGGAGTTCGACGGTGTGGCTGCCGTCGGTGGGGTTGTAGGCGATGGCGGCGTAGCCGGTGGATGTGAGGCTGAGGTCCAAGCCAATGACTGTTGTCATGGTCTGCTTTCGTGTGGTGGAGAATTTCGGGGCTGTGTTGGCTTCTGCGGTTTGGGGGTACCTGGGATACCCGACTACCACTCCGGCTCTGTCTCTGTGGATTCTGGGCGGGTTTTCCGTGGGGTTGTAGGTGACTGCTGATCCGCATCCTGCTTACTGGCGCGGTATCCGTCGCGGAGTCGGGTCATGCAGGGGATCTTCCGGGTGAGGCCGGTGGCGAGGTTGATGCAGGCGTCGTCGGGTTGGGCGTCGCAGGTGGTGCAGGGCAGGCCGATCGCGCCGTGCTCGTCGTAGGCGGACCAGATGGGTTTGCCGTCTGCGCCTGCGATGGGCAGTCCGCCGAGCTGGTTGTCGGGTGGGGTGATGGCCGACGCCTGGGACACCTGCTCGCCCTTTTCACGTTCGGCGCGTTCGGCTCGAATTTTGCGGGCTGCGGCGATGACGTCGCCGACGCGGATGGTGTCGGCTCCGGGCTTGGAGTAGTGGGCGGTGACGGCGGCGAGTGCGTCGGCGACGTCGATGCCGTGGGGTGCCATCGCTTCGGCCCAGGCGAGGTTGCGGGCGTCGTCGGAGGTGACGCGGTCGTCGAAGATTTCGGCTCGGGCGAGGGCTGCGGCTGCGGCGCGGATGTCGTCGTCGGTGACGGTCATGGGGTGTTCCTTTCGGCGATGAGGCGTTCGGCGGCGGCGAGGGTGTCGATGGCGCGTTGGGTGGCTTTGGTCGGCTGGCTGTTGCCGGGGGTGGGTGTGGCGTTGGTGGTGGCGGCTTTGGCGACGAATCGGCGGATCTGGGTTGGGGACCAGGAGTCGGAGCGTTGCCAGGCGACGAGGCCGTTGGCGATCTGTTGGCGGGGGATGCCGTCGCGCATGAGCTCGTCGACGGTTTGGGCGATTTCGGTGCGGGTGTGGCGGTCGAGGTTGCCGTCGAGGGTGGCGATGAATTGGCCGACGAATTGGTCGGCTTCGGCGGAGCGGGCGGTGGCGTTGAGTTCGCGGGCGATGTTGCGGCGGTTGTGGGCGGGGATGCGTCGGCCGTTGGGCATTCGGTCGGGGATGGCTGGGACGAGTTCGAGGCTGGTGTCCGGGTTGTGGTCGGGTTCGGCTGGGAGTGGGGTGCCGTCGTCGAAGGTGTCCGGGATGAGGCCCTGGGTGGCGTCGGCGAAGGCGGCTCGGGTGTGTTCGAGGCGGGCTCGGCGGTCGCCGTTTCCGTCGTCGTTCGCGCGCGGTGACTTAGGTGAGGTGGGGTAACTACGTAAGTAGTTATCTATGTCTTTGTCTTTGTCTGCTACGTTTTTGCTAGGCGACTGGTCTAGCTCGGTGCTAGCTTCCTGGTCTGGCAAATTGCTAGCAGCTTGCTTGGCCCTCGCGGCTTTGGCCTTCCCGCCCTTGCGGCCCGCCTGCCTGCGCTTTTCGCTCACTGCGAGGACTTCGGTACGGCTCTGCTGGTGTTCGAGGTAGTCGTGAATTTGCAGCGTTTTGTCAACTTCGATCCAGTGCAAAAATCCGTGCTCCAACATGACATTTCGCAAACGTTTCCCGATCATTTGATCGCAATATGTTCGAGAAATGACACCGTCGGTGAGGTCCTCGGCGGCGTACGCCCACAGTTCGATGAGGGCCCAACGCTGCGTTCGGGACAGCTGCAGCACCTTCGGATTACGGACGATCGAGGTGTCGACCTTGAACCAACGATCACTCACTGGGGCGCCTACCCTGCTGCCGTTTCGGGGGTGCGCAGGGGTGCGTACATGCCCGAGGGTTGGACGACGGTGTAGGTGCCGTCGGTGTTGCGGACGATGAGGCCGGCGGCCAACAGTGCCTCGCGGTGATCCTTGCGGATGAGGCGGTGGAGCCACTTCTCGGTGACGTGGTCCTGGGGGTGGGTGGCTACGTCGGCGAGGAGCTCGATGTAGGCGAGGCGGGCACGGGGGGTGAGTTCGAGGACGGCGGCGTGTTTCAGCGTCCAGGGGTAGAGACGCACGTAGTTCGACATGGCATTCCGTTTCGGTTTTCGATTCGGTTTTACGTTCGTTTCAGACACTGTAGGTGGTAACAGTCATCCGTTACCTAGCGCATGGTTCGGCGTGTCTTGTGTCGTTCGGTCATTTTGCCGAGTGCTGCGGGTGTGAGTCCGAGGCGTCGGGCGATGCGGGTGTCGTCCCAGCCGTAGCCGGCGAGGTGTCGCCATTCTTCGCGGATGATGGGGTCGGTGATGGCGTCGGGGTTGAATCGGGTGGGTCGGCTGGTGAGGTTGGACGGCCACTTCTCGATAGCAGTCATGCGGTCTCCACGTCGAACAGTGAGGGCGCGGACATCGTCGATTCGAGTTCGGTCAGGTTGTCCACGGCGGTGCGCCAGTAGGAGGGCTTCAGCTCCACGCCGATCGCGCGACGCCCCAGCTTCACCGACACGTACAGCTCGGATCCGATGCCCGCGAACGGTGTCAGCACGAGCTCGCCGGGGTTGGACCACAACCGCACGCACCGTTCGATGAACCCCAGTTGCAGTGGGCAGATGTGTCGTTCGTCGTCCGACTCTTTCGCAACCTTCGTGTTCAGTGTGTCGGTTTCGCGGATGCCGTACCAGACAGGGCAGATGTGGCCGTCGTCGGTGAGCCACCCGCCGTCGTGGTGGTCGGTCCAGATCGGGGATGCCCACTCGATCCACTCGTCGTTGGTGACGTCATTCTTCGCCTTGGCGGCGAGGAAGTCTGCGTAGGTCATGATGACGCCTTTCGTCGTGCACGGTTTTTCGCGTCTCGGCATGCGTCGCAGGGTGATTCGTCGTACTTGTAGTGCTTGCGGTAGCCGGTGGGTGTGCCGCAGCTGTCGCGGTGGCGGGTGGGGTATTCGAATTCCATGTCGCGGAGGTCGCGGCGGATGGTGCGGGTGGTGGTGCCGAGTTGTTCGGCGATGTCGGCGGGTTTGATGCCTGCTGCTGCCATCTGGCCGACGCGGATTTGTCGGCGCGCCACCGCAGGGTCCATGCCGTTGATGCCGTTGGTGGTGCTCACAGGTCGTGTCCGTTCCAGGTGGGTGCGGGGCGTCCGGTCATATAGCAGCGGTGGCCGGCGGTGTCTCGGTGTGCGCGGACAACACCGTGGGTGACGGTGGTGTGTTGCAGGCAGACGGGGCATTGGCGGACCACGCTGGGTGGTTCGGTGGTGATGGTCATGATGGGAAGTCCTGGGGATGGGGGTGCCCTCCCACCCAGGCGAGTGATGGGAGGGCACCAAGGGGGTGGGGCTAGGGCTGTTCGGAGAAGATGCTCATGGCGTCGTCGGCGGGCGGAGGCGCATCGTCCTCGGTGGGCTCGTCGAGGTCGGAATCGAGATCCGAGTCGACCGACGTGTCGAGGTCGTCGATGCTCGTCTGCGCCGGATCGTGCCCGTCAGCGCGGGCCACCAGCTTCACCGGGGCGGAGTCGACGACACGGAACGCGAGGATCTGACGCTGCCCGTCGGCGATCTCATCGGTGATGACCTTCACCAGTTCGGCGCGGACCGTCAGGGCGAAGGTGTCGCCGAGGTAGGCGCGCGGGTCAGTGCCGGGGAACTCGAACTGGTCGGGGCCTCCCCCGGAGAAGCGGTGGAAGTAGAGGCCGGTCGGGGAACCCCCGCTGCCGTCCGCGTTGGTGACCTTACTCATGGATGGTGCCTTTCTCTTTGGATGGAATCTGTGGGTGGCCCCGGCGTTAGCCGCGGCCACCGTTCTCGATGGACTCGAACACCTTCTGCAGTTCGTCCTGGGTGAGGTCCTTGCTGCTGGTGATGTCGCGGCTGATGACGTCGCTCATGAAGGCGAGGGCGCCGTCTCGGTCGTCACCCAATCCGACGTCGCGGAGCTGGGCGTGCAGCTTCTTCAGCTGCGCCGGGGTGATCGGCTTGCCGGCGGGCTCCTCATCGGCGGGTGCCGGTTCCGTCTCGGCGGGCTCGGGCTCGGGGGTGGCGACGGCGTCGTCGACGACCGGGGCGGGCTCCGGGGCGGGCTCGGGAGTGCGGGGTGCTTCGAGGCGGGCCCGGAAGTCGTCGGCACTCGTGGTGCGCGGCATCTCGTTCCGCACGTACTGCGGCTGCTCGAGTTCCAGTTCTTCGCGGCTGTAGGCGATACCGAGGAGGACGTGGGGGGCGAGTTTGCGGGACACCTCGGTCGCAGCCTTTGCGTACAGCATCGCCTGCGGGTCGGTCGTGTACTTCGTGTTCTTCGTGTACCCGGCCAGGCGTGCGCGGTCGTACGTCCACGTCGACTCTTCGGTCTCACCGGTGCGCGGGTCGTGGCCGCGAACGGTGACCGACGTGTCCGACGATTCGATGGTCTGGATGACGTAGCCGTGCGACTTCACCAGCGCCACCATCGTTCTCGCGTAGATCGCGGGCGACCCGTGGACGACGAAGATCTGCTGCAACGACTGGATCGGGTTGAGTCCGAGTTCGGCGCCGTACAGGATCGCGGCGGCACCGTTGGCGGGCTTGCCGCGGTAGATCGCGGGCACGAGTTCGGAGGCGCACATGGCGTCGGCGAGTTGCTTGGCGGTTGCCATGGCCTGGGCGTGCTGCATCAGCTGCCCGATCGCGGCGGGCACCGGGGGGCGCTGGGCGGGGAGGATGGACAGGTCGGTGTCGTGCTGCTGGGTGGCGATTTCGTTGCTGGTCATGCGGTTTCTCCGATCAGGTGGGTTGCTCGGGTGATGGCGTTGTCGGCTTGGGCGAGGGCCCAGTCGGGTAGGCGGATGGTGCGGACTTCGTTGGGTAGGCCGGGCCAGGTGTTCGTTGTGTGGCAGTGGGCGTAGAGGTCGATGGCGGCGCGGTTGAGGCGGCGGCCGAGTTCGACGTCGGCGGCCGACAGTTCGACGACGGTGGTCAGGTAGGGCGCATCAACTTCGACGGCGACGAAGAAGAACTGGTCGATGCGGATGCCGCACAGTTCGGCGACGTCGCGGTAGAACGCCTCCTGCTGGTGGTAGCCGTACTCGGCGATCGACTTGTCGAACTTCGCGGCGTCCTTCGTCGTCTTGAGGTCGACGAACGTGGTCGAGCGGGTGTGCCAGTCGGGGCGGCACCGCAGGCGGACTCCGGTCTTGGGGTCGTGGGCGTACATCGACTGCTCGGGCGTGCCTTCTTCGAACAGGACCGCGGCGAGGGGGTGGGCGAGGACGGCGTCGCGGAGCTTCTCGGCGCGCTCGAAGTCTTTCCGCAGGATCGGTGCCAGCCCGGCCTCGCGGGCCTCGGCGCGCTGCTCCTTCGCCGCCTTCGTCCGCCAGTCCGGGGCGTCGACGATCTTGATGCCGCCGCCCTTGCCGAGGATCAGTTCGTGGGCGACGTGCCCGTAGTCCCACTCGTCCTTCTCTTTCCGCGGCGCGTACTTCAGGAGGGCGGGCCCGCCCGGTTTGAGGATGGTTCGGGCGGCCGTCGACGACAACGATCCGGGATCGGCGTGGTAGTCAGCCTCGGGAACGACCGCGTACACGCCGTCGGTGTCGGGGATTTGTAGGTCATCCACGATGTGCCTCCTGGTTTTCGATGCCCGCCCAGTCGAGGATGTCGTCGAGGTCGGACACGTCGGGGGCGGTGACCGATTCGAGGGTCATGTCATGGCCGGACTGGTTGGGTCCGGGCGCTGCAGCCCAGCCGGCGCGGATCAGGCTGCATGCGCGGCAGTGCATGCCGTCCTGGTCGGACCAGCCGTCCACGGTGACGAGGCGGCGGCAGGCGGCGCGGTAGGCGCGGTCGGGGTCTTCTTCGGCGACGGTCAGTGACACCTCTCGGCCGCAGCCGGAGTCACACGCGATCTCGATGGTGCGGAAGTGGTAGGTCATCGGGTGGCCACCCGAAGTCGATACTGTCGTGACCACTCCCGAGCGCAGGTTCTGCATACCCTGCCAACCTTGCCGCTCTTGAAGTGCTGGACACGGGTGTTCTCGGGGGTATAGGCGTGCCCTTGAGCACACCGTTTCTTACTGGACTGAGGATGCGTGTCCTGGCGCACCGAATCGAACACGTTTCTGCTGTGAGTGTCCCACCGCAGGTTCGACAACCGGTTGTCCGCGAGGTTTCCGTTGTTGTGACAGGCTTCCATCCCGTCAGGACGTTCGCTGACGAACGCGCAGAGGACCAGGTGGTGCACCTTGAGCGTCTTGCGGTGACCCTTTCGAAAGAGCCCGACAATTCGGTATCCGGCGTCGTCGGGACCGCCGGCCAGCATCCCCCCCGCGATGCGGCGCTCGTTAGTGCCATGCGACACCGTGCGGTCGAGTGACCGAACACGTCCTTGGTCACTCACTTCGTAGAACCCTTCGTAGCCAGTCACAGGTCGCCATTCCTCCTCGCTCATCGGATAGCACTTTCATGCCAGTCGTTGACAGCCGTGATCGTCTCGGTGTCGTAGGCGAGTTCGTTGATCGCGGTATCCGGCGCGACCGTGTTGCTGATGACGCCGGAGAGGGCGGTCGCGGCAGCCAACGCGAGGGTCGCGTGCACCTGCGCTTGGCTCATCAGCACGACGACGCGTTCCTCTGGCGGGAGGTTGGCGATCGTCTCGTCGGCGCCGGCAAGGAGTCGTTCGGCTTCGCGATAGTGATCGGGTCCTGTGGACATTGGGGTGGGGCCTTTCACCAGTGGATGGATGGGGTGGGGTCGAAGTTGTCGACCGGGGTGTACTCGGCGGCGCGGGCTTCGGCCTGCGTTTCGCGGTACTCCTCGTACGCCTCCCGCTCGTCGTCGTCGAGCTGGGACAGTTGGTAGGCGTCATAGAACAGACGGGGCATCACAGAGCTCCCATGAGCGAGATGAGGGGTGTGGGCGCAGATACGGCCCGGAACACTGCACAGCGGTCCCCAACCTTCGGGGCGGGATGGAGTGGCTGCGGTATCGTTGACAGGTCACTTGGTTTAACTCTCCGACGTGACTGAGGCCGGACGGCTCGCATTCGAGGGGTTGTGGTGACCCCCGCGATCACCGTCCGGTTTCTTCGTGTGCGGGATGCAGCAAGGCCGCTAGACGGCGGGCCTGGGTGGCGGTCGGTGGGGGCGGGGCCGGCTCGGTGGCGGCGCGTTCGCGCACACGAGCCAGCAGGGCGTCGACAGACTCGGTCATGCGTCAACCTCCGCCTGAACCGTGCGGCCCACCTTGCGGGCAACGAAGTCGACACCAGTCGGCTGCACACGCGGCGTGTAGCTGGTCCCCCGCGTACCGTCGGACCGCTCGTACTCGGTGGCCTTCACCGCAAAGTGGTGCATGTACTTCTGGTACGGGGTGTTGCGCATCGCACCCTTCGCGATCAGCACCCCCGCATTACGGAGCTCGTCGAACAGTTTGTTCTGCGACGTGCCGAGCATCTTCGCAACCGTGCCGATCGAGTAGGTGCCGTCACCAGAAATCCACAGGTCGTAGCCTTCAGCGCGCGGTTCCAGGTCCTTGGCGTAAGACTCCATCGCCTGCCGGGCCTTGACCTCGATCGCGGTCTGGCGTTCGGCGGCTTCGCGGGCGTCTTCGGCGTCGATCACCATCTGCGCGAGCTCACGTGTCGACGGCAGGGCGGGCTGCGCGTTGAACGACCCGGTCTTGCGAATCTCAGGGAGGACGGTGCCGGTGACCCAGCGGCGGAACGCGACGGCCTCGGGCTTGTCGGACCGGATCACGACCTCGTACATGCCGGGCTCGTTGACGATCATCGTCAGACGCATCTGCCCGCGCGAGTTCTCAACATCCGCTCGGCGGATGTTGAGCACATCGAGCCGGTCTGCGACGTTGCCGACGTTCGCGATGTCCAGCACCTTGCAGATGTCGGCCAGGACGAACCAAGGTTCGCCGTCGATGACCACGGTGCGGACGGTGTGGCCCTGGTAGTCGAAGGGCGCGATCGCGGTGGTCATGCGGACACCGCCCGGTTCATCGTTGCGATCGCTTTCGGCTCGGTGGACCCGAACCACCGGCGGATGGTGGTGTGGGAGGTGTAGACGCCGGTGGCGTCGTTGAGTTCGTTCGCGATGGATCGCCAACCTGCTCCCCGGCGGCGGCGCTGCGCGACGAAAGCGCGGAGCGTCATCCCGGATGGCAGCTTGGCCTCGATGAGGTCGTGCTGTGCTGTTGCCATGACATGAATGTTGCACTGCAACACATTGGTGTTGCAAGGCAACACGCCGGTTACAGAATAACTAAGCGCTGGTCATGGCGTAACAAAGTGTTGCAGGTGTTACGGTTCACGCCGTACGATGTCGGCCATGACATTGGCAACAGAATCAGGTGCTTGGCGACCACACGACTCCCTGCCCAACCGTCTGCGTCTCGTCCGGGCGGAAATGGGTATCTCACAGAAAGAAGCGGCGGTTCGCATCGGAACCACTCCCCGAATCTGGCAAAACATGGAAGACGGCCGAGCCGTGCGCGATCTACACAAGCACATTGCTGCTATTGCTGACGCGTACAACGTCGACCGCGACTGGCTCATGTGGGGCGGGAATCTCGCCCCCGAAACCGACGGTCCCGGGGGCGGTGAACAGAGCCCCCTGTCGGATTCGGACCGACGACCCCTCGCTTACAATGTCGGCACTGTGACCTCGGTGTCTCAGTTCCCCTGCCCCTACGTGGATAACGAAGAACTCAAGCCTGCCGCCTAACGCAGGGTGCCGCACACTGTCGTGCATAAGCGCAGCTCAGAGGGCTTTTCGGTCAATATATGACGAAAGTCCCAAAAGGGCAGAATTGCCAGGGCAGATTCACTTAGGGGGATGATTATTAGCGGCATGAATGATTCGGTAATGGATAGCTGGACAACAAGAATGTACGCAGAAGGACTTTCGAAACGAACTGTCACGAGCCGCGTCTACACTCTCCGGCGAATTCAAAATGACCTCGGGAAGCCAGCACTGTCAGCCACCACCCACGAACTTGCCCAGTGGCTCGCACGCGACGACATCGCTCTCGTCACCCGCAGCGTCTACCACACCCACATGCGTGCCTACTACCGCTTCACCCAATCCGAAGGTCTCCGCCTCGACGACCCCATGACGGCGATCCGGGCACCCAAACGGCCCAAGCGTCACCCCCGCCCCGTCTCGATCGACCGATTCCACCACCTCGTCGACAGCGCCAACCGTGACCGCGAGATGAAAGCGATGATCCTGCTCGCCGGATACGCCGGCCTCCGGGTCTCCGAGATTGCCCGCTTTCACAGTCGGCAGCTCGACCCGCATGGCGGGATCATCGAGGTCACCGGGAAGGGCGGGTCGACGTTCATGATCCCGGCCCACCCTGATCTGATCGCGCACGCCAGGAGGATGCCTCGCGGGTATTGGTTTCCGTCGCAACGCGCGAGGCATCTCGGGGGTCGCACGATCTCGCAGCGGATGCGGCTGTACATGCTTCGGCATGGTGTGCAGGGCACTCCGCATGCGTTGCGGCACACGTTCGCGACGCAGCTGCTTGAGCGTGGTGCTGATCTGCGGGTGGTTCAGGAGTTGATGCGGCATGCGACGGTGGCGACGACGGCGAACTATACGGCGATCACGGATCAGCGGAAGCGTGATGCGATCCGCAGCCTGGGGGTTGATGAGCCGTCGGCGGCGTAGTCCGCTCGGATGATTCTCGTCGTTCCCTGGTCGGGGGGTCAGTACGATCCCCGTGCATGACCATTCTTCTGCGGCGGCCCGTGTGGCTGGTTCTGTGTTTGATCGCGCTGGCTGGCTGCTCGAGCGATCCGAAGGACACTGCCGCGCGCCGGTGACGTCTGTGTCGTCGTCTGTCGCAGAGTCGGTGGCGGAGACGACGACGTCCACGTCCACCGCGACGAGTACGCCGTCGGCTGTAGCGGCGAGTATCGATGAGGTGCTCGCGGCGGCGGGAGCGTCCTGTACCGCGGACGGCAAGGATCAGAACTGCACCATGAACGGTGTCAACTTCACGGTGACGCCGGGGTGGGAGTCTTCGGCCGCGATGCGGGGCCGGGCATGTGACGAGGGGTTCATCAACACCAGCTACCAGGTGCTCCGCGGTGGTGACTGGTTCATTGCGGCGGACTACGACGAGGACTATCCGAAACTCGCGGCCGCGCTCGAAGGGCAGGGTGTGTCGGCGGAGACGGTCGACTACTGCCCTTAGTCCAGGTGCTCCAGTAGTGCGGCGGACATCCTGGCGCGGTCACCCGGCATGAATCCAAGACCCCGGTGTTCGGCGCTCACATATACGACCTCGAACGCCACGTCGCCCGCGTTCGGGATTGGGCTGTCGATTACCTTCGCCGCGAACCACTCGGGCCAGACAAAGGACCGCACGCGGTCGCCGGGCTTGAACTCAGGCATCGCCGTCCACCACCTCGATTGATTCGTCCAGGCCACCGTGGAGTGGGGTGAGGTCATCGACCCCGATCGCTGGTCGTAAGACATCGAATCCTCGGCCACCCCAGCGGCACCCGTTCGGGTCGTCGTGGGTGGCGTTGATCCAGCCGCCGTTCGCCGCGGTGTGCCGGTGGATGGCGTCGTCGATGGCGCGGCCCGCGCCCGACCCGACAGCGTTCGGGTCGCTGGCGCTGTCGTAGATGCAGTTCCAGTCGCGATCCCAGAGGCGGACGCGGTTCGTCATCACGCCCACCGGAACGTCATGCGATCCGAGACGCCGGTGCGGGGTTCGCTGTCGCGTTTCGCCCGCACCTCAACATGGTCGACCACGACGCGGATCATCTCCCGCCGCGTCGAGACGGGGGCGGCCGCCCACCATTCGACGATGGCGCGGTCGGTGATCGTCTCGGGGAGCGCGGCCGTCGCTTCCAGTAGGGCGATGTGTCCGCGCGCGGTGTCGGCGACTTCGCGCGCCGCCGCGACACCAGCATCGAACGCGGCCTGTTCCCCACCCTCACCGAACACTTCCGCCATGTGGGTGATGCGTTGCTCGGCGTCCGCGATCTGCCGCTCGAACGCCTCGGCGGATTGGCGGCGCGCGTCGGTGATCGCCTTCCGCCACTCCGGCGACGTGACCCGCATCAGCACCCGCTCCGTTGCCTCAGCATCCGCCAGGCGTTGCGAGATCGCGATCTCACCACACCCGCCATACCTCGCGGAGCAGGCATACGAGGGCCCGGTGGCGTGCAGTTTCCGCCCGCACTTGGCGCACCGCAGAATTCCGGACAGCAGGGTGGTCGGGTTCTTGCGGCCGGCGAACTTCTTGCGCTCCGGGTCGGTGAGGATCGCCCGGACACGCTCCCACGTCTCGGTATCGAGGATGGGTTCGATGTCGGCGTCCACCAGCTCACCGTCGCGTTCCCGCTTCCCGATCATGCGCGGTGAGGTGAGGGCGCGGGTGATGGTGGGGGCAGCCCACGTTTTCCCGGTGACGGTCGGGATCCCGCGGTCATTCAGTTCGACGACCAGCGGGCGGATCGCACCGCCATCAAGGATGTGCTGGGCCCACGCCCGGATTTCGTCGGCCTCGGATTCGATGGTGTTGCCGTCGTTGTCCCAGCCGTACGCGCGCAAACTCACGCGGTCACCTCGATCTGGTCGAGGTACAGCTTCCACATGCGGTCAAGGCGGCGCGGAGTCACCAGCGACAGTTCACCCACGTCCCGCAGGTCAAGGTTCGGTGCGTCCCGATCGTCGACGTCGCCGATCCAGTAGTAGCCGGAGTCCCCGGCGTAGTGGATGGCGCACTCGGGAAGCGCGGCTTGTAGGACGCGGATCGCGCCGTAGATGGTGGGCCACGGGCCGCGCCGGTATTTCGGTCCCCAGTAGCGGACGATGTTGCCGTACTCGATGATCGGTTCTCCGAGGTGCGACTCGTCACTGCGGTGAAGGAATGGGCCGACCTTCTCGGCCTTGTCGCGATCCCCGGCGCGCCATGCCTCCCAGTTGAAACCGAACTGCCGCGGGCTGTGCTCGGTCACGTATGCGTTGGCTTCGGCCAGGCGTTCGTCGCTGACCTCACCGACGGCGAACAGACTTACGTCCACGCCCATCGTTGGTTCCTCTCCGTCGTGGTGTAACAGTTTCAACTGTAACCCACGTTTCGACGGTCAGCGAGAAGGATCACTCGCAACGCGTGAACGCAGCCACCACGCCAACTCCTCCAGATACGTCGTCGTGCCGCCCCGGTACGGCCGATGCCACGAGTACGCGGTGTGCTGACACAGGGAGCCCGAGAACTTGAGTGTCCGCACATCCAAACCCAGATACCCGGCCGCGTCCTCCGCGGCCCGCTGAAACCGGCGCACCTCATACAGCGGGTGCAGCGGATTGCGGATCGGCGCCGCGATCGCACCCTTCCGCATCTGCGTCACCAGATGATGCGTCCACATCGCCGGGTCCGCCAGCGAGAACGCGGGCGACACATCAGCGATCGTCCGCAACGGCGAATCGTCGGGGCAGCAGCAGATCACATCCCGAGGGTTCGACTCCCACCGCGCCGGCACCGCCGTCACCGGGCGGCTACCAGCGATCCCCGACCCCGGTGCGAACGGATCCGCCACCATCCCGACAGCAATCAGATTGGGGTGGCCGTGCGCCGCAACATGACCCGCTACACCAGCACCACCCGAATAGCCGGCCAGCACCGCCGGACCGCCAGTATCGAGAGCAGCACGCACCTTCGCGATCCCATCCGCCATCGACGCCATAAACGACGCACCCCACGGATTCCGCTGCGGATTCACCGGACCGTACGACGCTTTCCAGTTGATCAGCACATGCTCAAACTCCGGCAGCACCCGCCGCAACCCGCCCAGCATGTCTGAACCCGGAGTCTCCCCAATACCGCACACCGTGATCAACCGAATACGACTCATACCGGCGACCCATCCTCGTCGTACGCGGCACGACGTTCAGCCCGATCCTTCGACTGCAGACGCCACAACATCGCCGACAACGTCAGATACGCGACCACCACCAGAATGTTCGCCCACGGCCGCAGCAGCCACCGAAACGGATAGTCCGTGCCCCACCAAATCGACGCCTGAATCTGCGCCATGTACAGCACCACCAGCAGATTCTTTGATGCGAAGATGATCGTCAGTGACGTTGACCGCCAAGGGGATCGGGCGAAATACACCACCGTGTAGACCAACACCGCAACGAGTACCGCCGCCGAAGTCCAGTCGCCGATTGCTGCCGTAGTCCAATCCTCAAGGGCCACGCCCATTGTCACTGCCTGCCTGTCTCGATGACACCAAACAAGGTGTCAGTCCAACGATTACGGTGAATCTCCGCCCGGACTTGACGGTCAACCGCTGTCGCTTTCTCCATCGCGTCGATCGACTGCGCATGAGTTCTATGCGCCTCCTCCACCAGGGTTCCCGCCTGTGCGCGGGCACGCGCCGCCGCTTCTGCCAGGGCAGCCTCCCGAGCACGCTTCTTACCGCACCAGATCATGAGCCACCACCGCCGCCGGCAGTGAGGTCCCGGAACGTTTGGAGCATCTTCAACGCCCCTTCACCGGTGGCGGTGTTGTTGCGGATCGTCTCCGCCTGGTCGGCGATCGTCCGATCCTTGATCGCGATGGCCTCGGCATGTCCTGCGATGAGTTCTCGTTGTTCGGCGATCTTCTGGTCCCGCAACGCGATCGCTTCAAGATGCTGCCAGCGCAACACAATCCAGCGTTTGTTGTTCGCGATGATGAACAGGATCGCGCCGAAAACGACGAGCGTCCCGACAGTGAGGTTGTCGAGAGCATCAGGCGTCAACCACGACGGCATCAGCCGACCGTGTCATCCCGGACCGCCACCACCTCGCCGTCGATGACCGGGGCGCCAACCAGGCTGGGGCTTCCCTTCGGGCCCACCGGAAGCGAGGCGAGGGAAGTCAGCAGGGACAGCAGTGCGGCGGTACCGGCGAACCCGGCGACCGCGGTCCAGTTGATCGAGGCGAAGGTGACAGCATGTTCGGCGTCGATGACTGCGGGGATGGCGCCGACGACCGTCGCGACGAACGTGCGGCCCGCCCGAATGAGAGCTTCCACGTACGGGTTCGGAGACGACAGGCGGGAGTCGACGAGCGCGATCAGCACCGTCGCGAGAGTCGCGAGCGCCGCGGACTGCAGCGCCGTCGACCAGGCGACCGACACTACCGAAACTCCGGCGACGAGGAACAGGGTGAGGTTCTGGGCGAACGTTTTGATCGCACGCTCGGCCACGTCGGCGACGAACGCGGACAGGCCGCCTGCGGCGATCGGGGTGGTGGGTACGGACATGGTCACTGCTCCTTGCTGTCGAGGGGGTTCTTCACGACACCGTGGGGGTCGTAGAAGCCGGGGATGCCGAGGGCGGTGCCGATCGCGGCGAGCGCATCGACGACGGTGCGGTTGCCGAGCTGCGGCCAGCCGGGGAAAGACTTTTCGAGGTCGACGACCTTCTTGCCGTCGACGGTCTTGTAGACGAGGTCGCGGGCGCCGACGAGCTGCTGGCGGACGTCCTTCACGTCTGACCCGATCGGCGCGTTGAATGCTCGGGTGAACTCGTTGATGCGGTCGACGTCGGTGGTTGCCATGGGGGTGTCTCCAATTCCGAAGAGGGTCTTGAGTTGGTCGATGGACAGGTCGGTGTAGTTGGCGTCGCATGGCCCGAACGGCGCGCACTGCACGCGGTCGGAGTACTGGTGGGCGAATCGGTTCGGGTAGCTGTACGAGCCTCCGGGGCTGCCGGTGTAGTGCGGAACCACGAGGGGGACGGTGCCGCGGGACTGCCACAGCGCCGGATCGGATTTCGGGTTGTAGTAGCCGATCACCCGAGAACCGCCCAACCAGCTACGCACGCGGGCGATTTCGTCGTTGATCTCCACGGAATGATCGCGGTTCGGGATGGCGCCCTGCGCGCTGCCGTTGCCGGACTCGACGTCGACCATGCACACAATGCGCGGGTCGATCCTGCCGCCACGGGTGACGACCTGCCGCCACAGATCGCAGTTCGCCGCGCCCGGCCGGAAGTAGTAGTAGGCGATGACGATGTCCAACCGGCCACGATCGAGCGCGGACAGCGCCCACGTGAGGTTCGCGTCAGCGCGGGTGTCCTTCACGTCACCCGAGTTGGTGCGGAACGCGAACACCCGGTGCGGGTAAGAGTCATCTGCAACCCGCTGGAACTGCGAAACGTCGGCCCAGTAGGTACCCATCAGCGGTTCACCGCCCGATCCAGCACCGCGGCCAAACCGTCGGTAAACGTGCGGTTCCCGAGCTGCGGCCAGCCGTCGAACTCGCCGGCATCCCGAGAACCAGCCCCGCACAACTGCTCCCGGCCGTCCTTCACGTCAGAACCGACCGGAGCCATGAACGCCTGCGTGAACGCATTCACCCGAGCCGCATCGAGTGCCGTCGACCCGACCGAACCCTTCAGCCGACCATCCTGGATACGGCGCTGCACGAAGTCGATCAGCTTCTGCGAGGCACCATCACCCGCAGCGGTACCGTCGCCGAGCTGGAAATGCATCTCGTCCTTGCGGCCCCAGTCCGCACCCCAGAAGATGATGCCCTCAAACTCGGCGAGCCCACGCCGGATCGCGGCGACCCTGTCCGGGAACACCCGCGCCATCCGATCACCACCCCACGGATACTGTGGCGCGTTGATGTCCAGGGCGGTCCCGGACAGATGGTTGCTGGTGGCGACGTCGTTCGTTGCGGACCAGCCCCACGTCGCCGACGTGATCTCCCCAGGAACATTCGCGTCGTACCAATGCGCCCACGCCGACAACGCCTCGGCGGCATAGCCTTTCCGGACGGGCGCGGTGCCCATGAAGTCCAGGCCCTGGATCAGGACGCACTCATCGCGGTTGCACATCCGCCACCCGTTCTCCGAGTGGGTGTAGCCGTACGCTTCTCTGAAACTCATCGGGCGTCTCCGGGGTCGACGGTGGTGTCGTCGCCCGGCCCGAGGCCAGCAGCTATTGCGTCTAGGGTATCCCGCTACTCGTGTTCGGCACGCGAAGGACTCTCACCCGGCCCGGTGAACCAGTCACGCCAGTCTGGGCGGGGGGACTCGGTGTCGACGAGGCGCCGACACACGGCGCAGTCAGGATCGTAGGGCGGGACGAAGATGCGGATACGGCGGCTCATGAGACTTGGACGCAGCCGCGGCGTCGGTGGTTCCATGTCCTGGTGACCGATCGTGAGGTGCTGCGCGCCGCGGCAGAGGATGTGCGGGCGATGATGCGGCGACAGCAGGCGGAGATGTCGCAGGCCGCCGACGGTGGGTGGGCGCCACCCGACCCCGACCTACTGGACCTGGCCGTCGAGTGCGACGAGGTGATCTACAGCCAGCGCGCCGAGGCCCCGGATCTCACCGACCGGCTGGCCGCGGTGCTCGGCGACGACTGGGAGCCCGGGCCGGGGTTACCTCCGAGGTGAAAGTTTTACCTCTGGGACGGCAGGGGTGAATCTTTACCTCAGGAGTAACCCGCCCCATACCGGCCGTTATGGGCGGTATGGCACGCACGTCCGAACGAACGAATCAGGCCCGCTCACACAGCAGATTCTCGCCATGTGCCTGATGATGTCCGGATGGGGTCACGCAGCCGGAAGAAGAAGACGTCGTGGTGGCAGCACTCGTGGGGTGGTGCGACGATCTGGGGTTGGGCATTCATCGCCGCTAGCACGCTCAGTGTGATCGCTGTTATCGTCTTCGCCGCACACCGGCCCATCCCGCACAGCACCGAATCCCACGCACCCCAGACAGCCCCAGCCGAGGAGGCGAACCGAACCATCGCGTTCCTCGGCGACTCATACACCGCCGGCGCGGGAGCCGCACCCCGGCAGGGCTACCCAGAACGCACAGCTCTCGCCGACCTGGGCTGTTACACGGTACGCGGGTTCGGTTCCGGCGGTACCGGATACACCAACCCTGGCCCACAGGGCGCGGGTACGTTCAAGCAGCGTGTCGGCCAGGTGATCGCAGCGCGACCAGGGGTGGTGGTCGTGCAGGGATCGACCAACGATCGCGACCCCGCTGCGACCGGGGCCGCGGCGGACGCCGTATTCACGGAACTGGCGGCAGGGCTTCCGGATGCCGTGATCGTCGCCGTGGGACCGGCGCCCGCACTCAAACACAACCCCGACGAGTTCATCACCGTTTCGGCTGCCATTCAGGCAGCAGCAGAACGCAACGGTGTCCGCTTCATTGATCCCACCGGATGGCTCAGCGCCGCTGACTACACCTCAGACCAGGTGCACCCAAACGACGCTGGTCACCTAAAGTACGGCACCACCCTGCGAAAGGCACTCCTCATCACCTCAGGTATCGAGGAGTGCTGATTACGCTCGCCGCCGCAACGTCAACTGCGCGATCCTGAAGTCGGTGGCCGCCGGCGCCGGCGAGACTGATGCCTGGTTCTGGACGTACATGCGGATGATGGATGCGTTCGGCGGCATCACCCCACGGATCACCCAGATTCCGCCCTCGGCGGTGGTTGCCTGCGCACGCACGGGGAGGTCCACCCAGTTGCCCACGACGGTCGAATCGTCCGCCTGGTAGTGCCGTGTCGAAATCCACACCGTTCCGTCGATCACAGCCAGACGCATCCCGATCTCGTAGTAGGTGCCACCGGGAAGGTAGAGCCTCTTCTGTGCAAGGCCCCATGTCGCGCTGGCGTGTGAAAGGTGCTGCCACTTGCCAGCCGGGGCGGCGGTGGCGATGTCGGCGGACGCCCAACTCGATGACGACCAGGTGTCCGATAGTCCGTCGGAGTTGCTGTCTGCGATAAACAGTCCGTCGTTGGGGCTCATCTCGAATGTCGAGACGCCGAGGTCGAACGGTTGCGCGTTGGCGAAGGTCGGGAAGTTGGCGTCTCTGAATGCTCGTGCTGCTGCCAGGATTCCTGCCGCGTTGGGGTGGATGCCGTCGTCGGTGTAGGCGCTCGACATCAACCCGGTGCCGGTGTCGACCAGTGGTGTGTGGATGTCGAAGTAGTCGATACCTTCGGCGGCGGCATAGGTTCGTGCCCACGTGTTGTGCGCTGTTACTGCTGCGATGGCGAGGCTGTTGGTGTCGTAGGGGGCGGCGCCGCTGCCACGGGGAGGGCAGCCACGCAACAGGGGGATGATGCCTGCCGCTTTGAGTGTGGTGACCATCGACGCGATGTTGTCGCGGGTGGTGGCTGCGCTGATGCCCTGTCCGATGTCGTTGGTGACGCCGCCGCCGATGATGCAGACTGTGGGCCGGCGGGTGGTGATCTCGCCGATTCGCGCCAGGGCCTGGGTTGTGGTGTTGCCCCCGACGCCGCCGTTGTAGCCGTATCTCATCCGCTGGTGGGTGAGCGCGCACGCGGTGGGCCAGTAGCCTGCCACGTCTGCGTCGATGGAGTCGCCGAGTGCGGCGGTGTACATCACGGTCAGGTGTTCGCGGACCCGGAATGTGTCCAGCCGGCGACCCGTCACGTCTTTCATGTACGCCATGTCATGCCCCTTCAGCGACGATGATGTCGTCGATCTCAGACGTTGTCGTGTTGACCCGTATCTCGACGACCGTGCCGGGGGGCAACGGGTCGCCATTCTGGTTGGTGAACCGCACATACGTGCCGTCGAGGTCTGCTTTCTTCAGATCCGTGAGCGGGATGCCGCCCGCAGGTTTCGTGTACTTCCCTGCGACGGTCGTGACGATGTCGAGGTCGTCGACCGCGGCCTCCGCCGCCACCTTCGCCGCATCCAACAACGTCGTCACCGGAGCGTTCTGCGGCACCCCGATCGCCGCCTGAATCAGCGCGGTCACATCCCCACCGGCTTCGGGGACGTCGATGAAGATGGGGCCACCGAAGAAGTTGGAGATGCGCCACATGCCGGGCGCCACATTCGGGATTGATGTCAGCACCCCGACCGTGGACGGCACTACTTTCGCTTCGCCTGACACGACGAGTTGCCCGTCGACTGTGCGGATCGTCGCGGGCCGCCACGACAGTTTGATCTTCTTTCCCGGCGTGCCGAAACCGTCGTTCAGCGTGTACGTAATCGCCACCATCAGCTGCTCTCCTGCCGTCGTTCAAGGATCGAATTCAGTTGCTGCGCTGCCGCTTCCCAGTCCCCGTCCCACTGCACAAACCAGGCGGCGTCCCACGGCATCAGATACAGGGCGCCGTCGACGGGCGGATCGAACGTGTCGGTGATCAGGTAGGTGTCGGTCGCCGGGTTGTTCCACCAGAAGGCGCCTTCCCCCGCGGCGTAGAAGTCAGCGACGTTGCTGGCTGTGACCATCACGCTCCCCCTCCCGTAGAGTCCACCGACACCGCACCCCAGGGGATGCAGTCGTTGCGGCGCGACAGCGACGCGAGGCTCACCGATGACGGGATCGACCCGACGTTGCCGGGGGTGCGGTAGTAGCAGGCATCCAACAGCTGACCGGGGCGGGCCGCCACACCAGCCTGCGGTTTGCACGCGTACGTGCGGGCCTCCTGCAGGACGCCGGGCGCGATCTGCTGATGCGCGACGAACAGCACTTGGCCGGGCGTGCACTCCTGGTCGATACCCATGTCGACGGCCACCTCGGTCAGCGTTGTCGTATTCGCGACGCCGTCCTTGATGTTCCCTGAGTCCCAGACTTTTTCGATGTTTCCGGTGTCGGGGTTGTAGACGCACAGCGCCATGTAGTAGGCGTCGATACTGAAGAGCGCGGTGTCGTTACCGACGCGCCAACGCAGTTTCTTCACGACCCCGTTCCGGTCCACGATGATCGGGGTGTAGTCGACGGGCGCGACGGCCGAGAGGCTTGTCGGGGCGGACGGCTTGTAGGTGGCTGGCGTCGCCGACAGTGAGACTGTGGTGCCAGCAGATGCGCCCGTCACGTCACCGGTGGTCAGGCTGGCGCTGTAGCTGCCGGCGCCGTGGGTGTGCGACGCCGCGACCCACCGGATCAGATCATCACGCGAGCAGGTGGGCATGTCGTCGATGTCGGCGGCGTACGCCGGAGTGACTGGCGATACCGGTTCGATGTCGCCGAGGTCGGCGATCGCTTCCTCCACGTCAGCCAACCGCGCGTTCATGCCACCGAAGTCGAGGACGCCGGAGAAGAACCCTCCCGGATCGGAGCCGAGCGGTTCACCGCGGAACAGTTTCCCCAGGTTGGATGCCCACGTCGCGAGGTGACTGTCGTCGCCGTTCGTGACGCCGGTCAGGATGGAGAAGATGTTGCGCACCGGCCGTGTCGCTGACGGGGATGCTGTGCCCGCCTTGCTGTTGGCGAACCCTGACGCCGCCTGCAACGACTTCTTGCGTTTACCCGGCTGCTGGTAGCCGGCGACGTTGTCGACCGCGCCGCCGAGTGCGGTCATGATCAGGGAGCCGACCAAACCGTTCGGCCCGGTCAGCCCGGTCATCTGCCCGGTCAACGCGTCGGATGGGTCGACGCCCTGCTGCCCGGACAGACCAGACGAGTTGGCGGCGTCGTCGTAGTCGGGCACATCGCCGCTACCGAGGTTCGGGGTCGTCACGACTCACCCCCCTGTGCTTTGCGGAGGTCGCGTTTCGCGCCCGCATACCGGGCGGCCTGCGCCGGTGTCACCATCACCGTCTGCCCGTCCGCCCGCAGGTACGGCACTTTGCCGTCGGCGTCGGGGACCACCAAGGCCGGGGCTTTCGCCGCCAACGCTTCGGCCTTCCGACGTTGCAACTCCTCAAGCAGCGCCTGCGCCCGCGGCGACAGGCCGTCGTCGGGTTCATCCTCGGCGTCGATCGGCACCCACTCCCCCGGCGACGTCAACCAGTTCGGGTTGTCCGTCGTCGGTTTCCGGTACTTCAGCGTCCGCAACTCGGGGTGATACCGGAAACCGAGGTCCCACAGCCGCCGCGATACGAGCCGCAGGATCGTCACCGGCAGCGGCAACGGCGCACCGTTCTGGCCGGGGAGACCGACGAGCGCCCACACCGCGAACTGCTCGGGATCGTTCGGGTCGCAGTTGTCGACGGTGGGGAATTCGGGCACAGCAATCTGAGGCCGCTTCGGCGGCCGGTTCTTGCTGCGTCTACCCATGACTACCTTCCACTCCGTAGGTCTCGTATCAACGGTATCCTGCCTTCGTTACGCGGCGATGAGGTCGTGCAGTCCGGACATCGTGTCGCGGATTCGGGCCATCGCCTCCTCGAAAGGATCCCGGTTTTTCGCATCGACTCCGACGGTGATGGTCCAGTCGGGGTGGAAGTTGTCCTCATCCGCCGACAGCACCAGCTTGGTGATGCGATCCACCCACACCCGGCCGCTGGTGTCGCGGGGTGCGGTGGTGCCGATCCGATCCGACAACCACATGTGGCCGACACCGTTATCGCCGACCATCCACGGGCAGGCGTCGAGGATTTTCACCTCGTGCGACGTCCACCGGCGGGTGGCCCACAGGCCCATCCGAATCACCATCAGGCTGTTGAGGGTGTAGGCCTGGTCGGCGCCGTCCTGGAAGAACTCGACATACCTCGACCAGCCGAGTTTCTGTGCGCGCGTTACCAGTTTGGTGTCGGTCCACGCGAGGATGGTGTCGGTGTAGAGCGGCCGGAGCAGGGTGTCGATGGCGCCGCCTATAGATCCGACGCCGTACCCCATGATGTTGATGTTGTCGCCGACGATATCCCCGATCGCCTGAATCAGCGCCGAAATGCCCTCGTTCACACCGGGAGCCGACTTACCGCCCGTGATGATTTTCGCGACCTTCTCCGGCGTGCGCGTGAACTTCGCGCTGACGACGCCGGGGGTGCGGCCCGGTTCCAAGATCACGTACGGCATGACCTTGCTCGTCGACTTCGCACCGATCTGCATGTACTCGCCAGGGATCGGCTGCCCAGTGATCAACGACCGGGTGGTGTCCAAAGCGTCGGACGTGAACGCGTCGATCGTGTTGACCAGACCACCAAACAGGTTGCCCATCAACGACGTTCCGGTGTTGTAGCGTCCAGACTTGTCGGCGATCGAAATCACCAGAGCACCGTTGCGCAGGTCCGCACCCTCCCACGGCTCGTCGTCCCCTTCCAACCAGCGATCCGCCTGCACGCTGAGTTCGGCGTCCTCGAGCATGGCGTGGAAGGCGTCGTGCCAGTACTTCATGCGGATGATCGGCATGCCCCACAGCACGCCCGACGCCATCGCCTGGGTGAAGCTGACCGGGTTGGGGACGATCTGCCACGTGCTGACGTCGAATCCTTCGACGTACGCCGACGGGTCGAGCGGATCATCAGGGATCGTCAGGGGTGTTTCGTCACGAAACAGGTTGAGCATCAGGGTGGTTAGGGCGCACCAGTTGACCGGGCCCAACAGGATCCACGCCCGCAGCTGGAAGATCGCCGGGAACAGCGGCGACGGGAAACACTCGATCCACTTCAGATTTTCGTAGTCGTGCAGGAAGGTGGCGGTGATGATCTCGTCGCCCGTCGACGTGAGCTCGATACTCACGTCTTCCATGCGGCCACCCCAGCGGGCGCCCACGTAGTCGGCGGTGATGTGGACGTTGACGCCCTCTTCGCGGAGGTCTCGGCCCTCGAAGTCGAGCATCCACTGACCCAGCGGAGACTCGGCCAACACCACGATTTCGGCTGTGCCCGTATCGTTGTCGATCCACTCGAACGTGTAGGAGAGGACGTCGGTGGCGACATGCTGCAGATGCCACTCCGCATCCCACAGGCGGATGATCGGGTCCTCACGGCGGGAGCGTTCCTCATCGCGTTCGGCCTGCTCCGTGGCGGCGAGGATCGCCTCACACTGCTCCAGCAGGGACAGCGACTCGTAGTCGGCCATCGCCGACGCAGCCCGCGCCGCCCGCGCCTCGACCGTCGCCTTCGACTCCTTCGTCAGGAACGCACCCACCTCAGATCCTCCCCCACGGCTTACGGAATCGGCGCGGCTGATGGCACTCGACCCGCAAACCACCGGCCGGGACCTGCACGGCCTGCACGTTCACCGTCTGTCGTTGTGTCGCATGCGGAATCAGCTGCTTCGGGAAGTCGCCCTGTACCGGCATCTGCCCGGCGAGGTTGTGGTCGAATGCATCCCGCACCGGCACCTTTCCTGGTTCGGGGGTTGCTTTCAGTCCGCCCATCGCGGTGGTGATGTTGGGGTACAGCAGGGTGCGCGAAGGGTAGGCGCCGCCGGGGGTGCGGTCCCATTTGCGGCCGGACCAGGTGTTGTCGGGGAGGCGTACCTGTCCGCGGGTGGTGACCCAGGTGGGTGCCATGTCGACGCCGGTGGGGTTTTCGATCTCGATGGTTTTCGTTGCGGGGCTGGTGAACTCGACAGCGGTGATCTCGTCGTCCTCACGCCAGAACGGATCGTAGGCTTTCAGGTGGATTTCCCAGATCCACGACTGGTGGTGCTGCGGCAGCAGGTCCGCCTCAAACGACTGCCCGGTCGTCAACACGACCTCGATCCAGCGGGTGGTGCCCTCGGTGTCCCACTCGATCCGCGCCAGACTGGACTGGTCGTAGTAGGGGTCCTTCTCGTACGAGAACGCTTCCCGCAGTGCACCATCGACCACACCGAACGTTTCGTTGACCAGCTTCCCGGAGATGCCGACAGTGATGACCGGTTCCATGATCGCCGTCTTCACCGCCCGCAGGACACCGCCATCCATGCGGACGGGGGTGCGTTCGATGATCTTCACCGGCGCCTCGTACAGGTCTTTGAACCCATCCTTGAGCAGCTTCACACCTTCCTCGCCGGCGTCCTCGCCGTGGATGTGGAACACTTCGCCGCCGTCGCAGCCGACGATGCGGATGTTGGAAACCTCTGGCATGCAGCTCACTTGACGTACCTCCGAAGTCGGCGGCGGCGGTCCTGGTCGATCTTTCGCACCACGTCGTCCCCGTTCTGCGGGTTGTTCACGATGACCTGTAGGGGTTGGCCCTGCACGATGGCCTGCGCCAAATCGATGAGGTCCTTCTTCGTTGCAGTCCCGTTCTCACCCTGATCACGGGGGTTGTCCTGCATGTAGGTGCCGATGGCGTCGAGGACGGGGAACTGGAAGTCCAGGCCGAACAGGCCGAGCGCCGAGCCGAGTTGCCCGGAGACCATCGAGTTGACAACCCCACCGGCCCGCTCACCCAGCGATGTGCCCTTGGTGTTGTCGTAGTTGCCGAGCAGTGCTTTTCCGCCGTCGGTGGCGAGGAAATCGTCGATCGCGTTCTTGATCGACGTCTTCGCCGCGGACCCGAGTTGCCCGGAGATCGGGGATCCGCCGATCGTGTACTGCTCCTGTTCACGCTTCGTGGTGGTGGTGGTGTCGCCGGTGCCGACGTTGTAGCCGGTGCCGGGGTCTTCCTCGGGTCGCAGCGTGGGGGTGTCCGACGGGGTGACCGGGGCGACGTCGGTCGGCGTCGTGGGTGCGGGTGCGGGCGCGGGTGCGGGCGCGGGTGCGGGAGTCGCGTTCTTCTGCGCCTCAGCTGCCTTGTCTGCGATGGCCTTCGCCCGGTCCTGCTGAGACTTGATCTCGCCCATGTACTTTTGGTCGCCGCCGGTACCCATGTACGGTCCGCCGTGCTGCTGCACGCCGACGATCTGCTCCCAGATGTCGGTGTTGGAGTTGGCGCCGCCGTTCTTCTCCATCGCGTCGAAGAAGCTCCCGATGTTCTTGTTCGGGTCCTTCCGATCCGGCCCGTACTGGCTGCCCTGCTGGAAGATTCCCCACGCGCCGCCGATGCCCTGATCGCCGCCGTCGGCGCCCGGATCGAACCCCGACTCCTGCGCTGCGGTCGCGACGATCGCGATCGCCTTCTCGTGGGAGTAGCCACGCTTGCGGGCTTCCCAGTAGATCGCGGTCGCGACTTCTTCCTTCGACGAGTTCGGGGTGAGTTTCCCGATCCCAGCACCCGCCGGCACCGCAGATGATCCGCCACCGGTGCTGGGGAGTCCGGCGGGGTCACCCGAACCCAGCGCTGTCGGCGCCCCCGCATCACCGGTGCCGCCACCGCCGCCGAGGGTGGCCGGCCAGTTCTCCACCCACACCGGCACCACACCGGCCTTGTCAGCCTCGGCCGCAGAGTTGAACTTCGACTCGCCACCCGAGTTGCCCCACTGCGGGCTACCACCCGAACCGCTACCGCTGGAAGACAATCCCGACCCGATCGGCACGCCACCGCCACCGACCGATCCGCCCGTGCCAAGACTGCCCGTGTCGTCGATCCCCTTACCCGGTCCCAGGCTGCCGCCCGCGGTGACCGCATACGACTGGCGGGTGTGCACATGGTTGGTGTGATCGCCCCAGTCGTCGCGGTAATAGCCGGGCTGCGAGGTGCCCGGTCCCACCATCTCGCCGTCAGCGACACCGATCTGCTCGCCGGTGTTCGGGTTCATCCAGATGACCTGCTCGAACTGGCCCTTGTTCTGACGGGCGAACTCGGCGAACTTCTGCATGTTCTCGACCGGGCCGGACCAGTCGATGCCCTTGTTCTGGCCGGACTTCTCCTGATGCCCGGCATACGTAGACGCCTTGATACCGAACTTCTGCTCGATGTCCTTGACCCACGGATCGTCGATCGGACCGGAGTAGCCGACCGGCTTGCCGTAGGGGACGCGGCCACCGTCCGCGAAACCGGGGAGCCCGCCGAGTGCGGCGGCAGTCAACCAAGCTGGTGGTTTCCACCCCGACCGCATCGCCTCGAGGAGCGGCAGGGTGGACGCGTTCACCGCATGCGCGGGCGACACGAACTCCCCGTTGGACAACCACGACAGGATGCTGTCGGAGGTGCCGGTACCCTTCCCTCGAACCGTTCCGCCGTAACGCAGCTCGGGGATCTTCGGCATCGAGAAACCCTTACCGCCGATACCGGGCACCCAGTCCGGGGTCTTGAAACTGACCCGGCCGACCGTGTTGTTCCACAGGCGGGCAATCGAATTGAACACCGCTTTGGCGGCATTCTTGATCGGATCCCAGATTTTCGATGCAAGGTCACGCATCTTGTCCGGGAGACCCTTGAAGAAGTCGAGGACGTTGTTGAATTTCTCGACCACCCAGTCCTTCGCCTGGGTGGCCTTGTCGCGGATACCGGTGGCGAGGGTGGCGAAGAACCCGACCACCTTGCCGACCATGTCCCACACCCAGCCGCCGACCGCGGTGAGAATGTTGTAGAAGAACCCGAACACTGCCTGCACCCCAGACCACCAGGTGGAGATGATCGACGCGATGGCGTCGAATGCTGGGGTGACGACGTTGTTCCACAGCCACATCACCACGCCGCCGACGGCCCGGAAGATCGCCATCCACGCGTTGAAGATCGTCTGCACTGTCGCCCAGACGGCGCCGATGATGGTGCCGATGAACGAGAACGCGGGCTGAATTACGTTCTGCCACAGCCATTGGATGACGGTGCCGAGCGCCTTCACGACGGTGGAGACGATCCCGAACTTGGATTCCAGCGCGGCGAGGATACCGAGGGGTCCGCCGAGGACGGCGGCGAAAATCTCCCAGTGCTCTTTGACCCAGCCGATGGCTTTGCCGATACCGTCGAACGCCGGTTTGATGGCGTTGTTCCACAGCCAGGTCGCGATGTCGCCGAGCTTCTGGAATCCCTTCTGCAGGGCACCCCACACGACATCCCAGGTGGCTTTGATGCCTCCCCAGATTTTGTCCCAGATCTTCCTTCCCACTTCGGTTTTCGTGAAGAACAGGTAGAGTCCGGCAGCCAGGGCGGCGATCGCGATGATGATCATGCCGATCGGGGACAGTGAGAACGCCAGCGACAGCAGCATCCACGCCGTCTTCACCGCGTTGATGATGGCGGTGACAACCTTGAACACCTTGAACGCGCCGTAGGCGACGAGCAGCGCGCCGGCCAGCGCGCCGATCGCGGTCGTGAACGGTTGCAGCATCTGCAGCAGCCCGGTCACCAGTGGCAGCATCTTCGCGATGGCCTGCACCACGAGCACGAACACCGGCACCAGGACCTGCAGGGCGGCACCGAGCGCACCGGCGAGCATCGACGCGAGTTGCGCGATGACCGGGCCGAGCGCGACGAACAGATCGGCGATCGGCTGCACCGCAGGCATGAGTGCCTGGAACAGCACGATGAGTGACTGGCCGACGGACACGAGGACGGGGCCCAACGCTTGGGCGAGGGCGGAGATGATCGGTCCGGCGATCTGCACGAACGTCGCGATCAGCTGCCCGAGGACCGGCATCACCGGGGCGAGGGCGGTCGCGATGGATGAGATCGCCGCACCGAGTGGTGCCATCGCGGGGGCGAGCGCGGCGAGTCCTTGACCGAGGCCGTCGACGAGAGTGGAGATCGCTGGCGCGACCTGCTGGATCAGCCCCGCGAGGGCCGGGGCGACCGTGGTGCCGATGATCCCGGCGATCTGCAGCAGGATCGGCAGCACCGCACCCATCGCCGCACCCATCGACTGGAAGAACGATGTGAGTGCCTGCTGGCCGGGCCCGTTCACCCAGGCGGCGACCGTGTCGAGCGTGGACTGCATGTTGCCGAGGAAGTTTCCGCCACCGGCGGCCGACGCCGCGGAGAACACCCCACCGATGATCGAACCGAGACTCGACAGGACGGCCCCGAACTGTTTGGCGGTCTCCACACCCTGCCGGAAGAAGTCGGCGATCTTCCCCGACTCCTGCGCCCGGATCAGCATGTCCGACAAGGCTTTCGCAGCACCGTCGATACCGTTGGTCATCGGCGCGAACACCTGCGTCGCACCCGCTGCGACGGCAGCGAGGCCGGGGACCAGGTTGCCGACTGCGGCACCGAAGTTGGCTGCCATCGACGACGACCCGGCGAGCAGGGTGTCCATCACCTTCAGGCCGCGCGACGAGTTGAGGAAGTTCAGTGCGGCGGTGGCGCCCGCGTTGAATCCGTCAGCGACCGCACCCAGATACTCGCCGAGACGCGGTGCGTAGTTGTCGGTGAGGGGCTGCATCTGGTCAGCGAGATCAGCGAACAGTCTGTCCTGCACCGACTTCTGCATGTCGGCCCACGTCGACTTAACGGCCTGGATGGCGAGGACGAAAGCGCGGGCGTTGGGGGCGAGTTTCGCCAACGCTTCGGCAGCCTTGTCGACACCGCCACCGCCGGCGCCGCTGCCCTTCTGTGCTTCGGTGACCGCCTCCTGCGCCTTCTGTACCGCCTCGGTGGCGTCCTTCAGCCGCTTCTGCGCGGCGACCACTTCGTCGGAGCCTTCGACGCCCTTGGCGCGCTGCTCGTTGGTGTCGGCGATGAGATCCTTGTTGCCGCGCTGGGTTTCGGTCAACCGGAGTTCGGCCTGCTGCACACGCAGCACGGCGCGTTCACGTTCGCGCGAGTTCTTGAAATCGCCGGCGGCGAGTTCGTCTCGGGCGTCGGCCAAGTCCATGGCCGCTTCCTTCTCCGACAGTGCGGCGCCGCGCATCTGGAGGTCGAGGTCGCGGAGTTTGCGGCGGGCGTCCTCGCGGGCGCGGCCGACGTCCTTTTGGGCGTCGCGTTCGTCTTCGACGGCGGAGGTGAGGTTGCGTTGGGCGTCGCGTACCTGTTTCGCAGTGTCGACGGCTGCTCCGCCGCCACCCGATGCGGACTCTCCCATCGCGGTGAACGCATCCCCCACCCCGGCCAGTCCGGTCTTCAACGCGGCGAACCCGGTTGCGGCGGCAGCGATACCGGCGATCCCGGCGCCCCCGGCGGCAACCCCCACCGACGCGAGAGCGGCACCCAGCGCGGCGATGACGGGGACTGCGGCTCCGGCGGCCACTGTCGCGGTACCTGCGATCGCCGTCCACCGGGCGAAGGTGCCGGCTCCGCTCATGAGGGTTGATCCGAGCGATGACAGCGACTTGTTTAGCCGGGACGTGCTCGACGCGTCGGCGTTGACGTTGATGTTCTGGTGGTTCGGCAACCCCGCGAGGACCGTCGCGAGTCTCTCGACTTCCGCGAGGCCGTTGACCTTGACGTTGATCAGGATGTTGATGTTGTTCCCGACCTTGTCGACACGACTCAGCGCAGACGCGAGGACTTGCAGATCAGCAGGGTTGGCGCCCGTCTGCTCGACATGGACCGTCGCGCGGACGTCGCGGGCCGACTTGAGTTTGTCGAGCGCGTTCGCGAGAGTCCGAAGGTCGGAGGGGTCGGCGCCGACCTGCTCGACATGCACCATGACGCGGACGTCTTGCGCCGCCTTTAGCTTGTCGAGGGCGTTCGCAAGGGTGCGTAGCTCGGTGGCTTCGGCGCCGGTCCGCTCGACGTCGACCTTCACCTTGATGTCACGGATCGCGGCCAGTTCGGTCTTGATCTTGGCGACGGCCTTGCCGGTGTCGCGGACCATGCCGTCTATCTGCCGGCTGTACACCTGCCCCATGCGGGTGAACGACTTCTCGGCTTCGGTGCGGAGTCGGTCGATGTGGCGTTGCGCGGCGCGGGTGGCGATGAGGGTGGAGCGTTCGAGTTTCTGCCGCAACTCTTGGTCGATGTTGGACCAGTCGAGTTCGACGCCGACGCGGGCTTTCGCCCATTCACCGCCAGGACTGGTCACGCGCTGCCTCCAAGGACAACGCGCCCGGCCCGAGGCCAGCAGCGCGAGATTGCTGCTACTACTTGCGGTCTAGGGTATCCGAGGGAGCGGGGTCGGTTGGGGAGGCGGTGGCTTGCTGCCACATGCTTTGTAGCGCCATGAACCCGGAGTCCTCGGCTGCGGTGGCTGCGGCGGCTGCTTCTTCCTCGTCCTCACGCCGGATCACGCGTAGTGGTGGCTTCTCGAGTTCGCGGGTGAAGCGGCCCATCTCATCCTTGTCGTGGCGTAGCACCCGCCGCCACAACGCCCACACCAGCGCGGTCGCCCGCGCGAACGGCAACTCGAGCACATCGACCCCGCCGAGTTGGAGTTCGCCGTCGACGAATGCCCAGTTGTGCATGGTCTTCGTCCACAGCGCGTCGATGGTCCAGCGTTTCAAGCCGCCGCCGAACATGGAGACGAGTTCGTCGGCGACGAACTGCAACTCGGTCAGTGACATCGCGGTGTCGGATGGGCCGTAGAGACGTTCGATCACGTGCATGCGGTCGTCCTCGTGGGGTGTGCACGCGAGAATCACTGCGAGTCCGGACAGTTCGTAGTCGGTGTCTGGGACCAGCAGCGCGCGCACCATGTCCGGTGTCGAGGGTTCGGACAGACGAAGCACCCGCCCGTCGAGAGACCAGGCGGGTGCAGCGTCGAACCACGGGGGGCCGGCGGTCACTTACGGGCGGCAGCCTTGCGCGGTGCCGCCTTCTTCGCAGGCTTCTTGGTGGCCTGTCGGCGCTGGGCCCGGTTGGCGCCGATGGGGGTCGGCGCGACCGGCGGTGCGTCGTCGGCCTTCTGCTCCTGCAGCTTGCGGTACAACTCGGCGACCGTCTTGTTGCCCCACAGGTCCAGGACGGTAGCGACGATCGTCGGCGGGATGTCGGGGTTGAAGTCGTTGGCCGGGTCGGTCATCCGCGCGTACAGGTAGTTCACGCCTGCCCGGTCGAGGACGACGTCGAGGAACTTCATCATCGTGTCGAACCGCTCGCCGCCGTCAGGCGATGTGAGCTTCGGGGTGTACAGGTAGAACGTGTAATCGGACGGGCGGGTGAGGATGAACTGCTGGCCGTCGATGGTGATCGACCGTCGCTCAACCTTGCGGCCGCTGTCGACCTTCGACGAAAACTGCAGGGTCTCGGGGATTTCCTCGTCGAGTGGGGCGAGGCCGAGTTCGGCTCGGGTGTCGGGGTCTTCGATGTTGAAGTCGTCGTCGATCGCGATGTCGGTGGTGGTGTCGTCGCTCATGGGATGGTGGAGCCTTTCACTTGTGGATGGTGGTTATCGGAGGAGGTCGATGGTTCCCATGACGTCTTTCAGTGCGTCGATGAGGAATGGGTTCGGCTCGATGCCTTTGACGGATTTCGCGAAGTACCAGCCGCGTTTCTCTTTCGGCAGTTGCTTTTTCGCGCCCGGCGCGGTGGGTTCCCACCGGAATTTGAGGGCCTGGCGGGTGACCGGGACGATCGGTGTGCCGTGGGGGCCGTAGATGCCGGTGCCGGTGTGCCAGTATTCGGCATAGTCCAGGGGTGAGCCGACCGTGACATGGACGCTGTCAGGCGCCCATTCGAGGGTGTAGTCGATCGAGGCGCGGAGTGTGCCTTCGTCGACGGGCGCGCGACGTTTCGCCGCGTTGGTGACTTCGCGGCCCACCCGGTTGCCCCAGCGTTCACCGGCCAGGCGGGTGTCCTGGTCGATTGTGTGGTGGTGAATCTCAACTGGCATCGCCGGTGGTCGGCTTCTTCCGGCTGGGCTTGGGTGCGGCGTCGCCGACGATCTCGGTGGGCGCGGCCGGGAGCTCCACCCCTTCGCCGCCACCCGGTCCACCGGGCACCTCGAACTCGAGGCCGGTCGTCGGGTTGACCAGAGTCTTCGACGGGTCGACGACGGTGACGCGGCCCTGTTCGATGTACTGGTCGATCTTCGGGGTGCGTTCGACGGTCACCACGGTGCCCGGTTCGAGTTCCCCGACGTGCTGCTCTGCTTTGATGGTGATCTCAGACATGTTCGCAGGATACGCCCGAACAGTGACCTACAGACGGAACCGCTAGCCTCGCGGGTCACCGTCGAGCATCGGCACAGCCTCATCCGAGAACAGGGACAGGTCGGCGATCACAGCGACGTCCATCGTCGAACCATGCCCGCCACCACGCGGGGTGACCGGCCGCCACACCCCGAGCACCGGTTCGAGTAACCATTCGTCTTCGTCGTCGGGGTCGCGCCACGCATTCAGCGCGGCACGGCGCATCGCTTCGAAGTCGTCGAGGATGTCGCGCGATGCCGAGTCGAGGGCGGGCACCGTCGGCGGGCCGAGCTTCGGATCGACGGGGAAGCACCGGTACACGCCCATCGTCAGGTTGACTTGATGCGCCGGTTGCGGTTCCGGCGCACCGCGGTACGGGCCGGGCGAGCCGCCGACCCCATTGGATGCGGTGATGCCAGTGAACGCCACCCACATGCTCGAGCAGGTGTCGTCTACGTGCGCCTGCGGGTTGGTGATCACCGCGGCGCGTTCCGGGACCGGGCCCCGCGCCAGCGTGAGTTCGGCGCCCAGCTGCTCGAGGAGGCGGGCGGCGATCGCATACGGATTACACGTCGTCATCGGTCCACCCGCGGCCGGTCCGGCGATGACAGGCGTGCCCGCCGCCGCGACTTGTACGGGTTCACCGCCATGATCCACTCATCGACCGCTTCGATCCCGGTCAGTCCTTCGGCGAAGAACGCCCGCGGATCCACTTCCATCGACAAACCCTGTCGGCTGATCGACGTGATGCCCGACGGCAGAGAGCATTCGCCGCCCTGCACACCACGCAGCAGATCGACGGCGAGCACACCGGCGGCGAACTGCCCCTCAGGTGGAACCAGGATGCCGCGCTGATACTCGATGATGAACGACCCCGCCTCATCCTCGGCGGCACCGAGATCGGGGTTCTGCGGCCACGCCTGCCCGTCGACGCGACGCAGCCAGCGCCGCGACCGCACCCGATACGCCGACGCGGGCACCTCCACACCGTCGACAACAACTCGGGTCACCGCGACGATCGGGCCCGGCACCCACACATCCACCTCGGTGACATGCTGGCAGCCCGACCGGCAGCCACACGCCCCCGACGCCCCCGGATTCCCCACCCCGACACCAGGCCACCATGCCGGGGTGGGGTCGGCGGCACCGTAGTAGGTGGAGCCACGGGTTTGCGGGGTGAAGCACGGGCGGACCGTTTCGTCGCGGACGCCGAACACCTCACCGGTCAGCGCCCACAGGATGTGGGATGCCATCGCTGTGACGGCGTCCTTGTCGGTGTCGTCGGCGGCATCCCAGAAGGATCGGGCGGGTGATGGGATCACGATCGGCCACTGCACCACAGGGTTTCTCCTAGGTCATCTCAACGGGAACGCCCCCGACCAGCCAGGGGGGTGGGCCGGTCGGGGGCGTGTAACCCACCATCCAAAGGGGGGGACTTAGGCGGTGAGCTCGACAGCGCCCGCCGTGACTGCGGGCGGCGCCACCTTCGTCTGGAACATGACCAGATGGTCCTTCGCGGTCAGCGCTTCGTTGAGCTTCGCCGCCACGGGCGGTTCGGCGTCGTTCAGCTCGACGTTGTAGGGGCCGGTTCCCCAACCGTTGGCGTCCTTGGTGATCGCGTTGGTGAGGGTGAACTCGGCGGCCTCAGCCTGGATCGCGATCTCACCGATGCGGGCGGGGCCGATGAACGGCAGCAGGAAGTAGCCGTACGCCTTGCTGCCCTGGCATGCCTGGCCGGGGATGTCGCTCCACAGTTCGAGCGCGAAGTTCGCCTGGATGTCGTCGTAGGTGCCGACCTTGATACCGGCGGCATCACCGGCGGCGTTGGTCCAGATCGGGTTACCGCTGATGATCTCGTACGCTTCCGGATCCACACCGACGAACGCGATCTCCGCGGTCAGGTACTTGAGCAGATCCTTACCGCGGTCGATGTAGGCGAACTTGTCGTCGGCCGTCTTGGGGGCGTTCTCGGTGGCGTCCTCGTACTCCGGGGACACGGTGACGGAGATGTAGCCCTTGGTCACCAGCGTGGATTTGGTGCCGATGACGGGGACACCACATTCGTCGAGTCGGGTGATGCGAGCGCGCTTGCCGCGGATGGACGGCCAGGTCAGGTTCGCCATTTCAGACCTCCAGGTCGGTCGTGATCGAGTGATTCACGCCCGGCCCGAGGCCAGCGGCTTGCTGTCATCAGGATAGGCCCTGATGCAGGTCTTTCGGGGTTACGCATCACCGTGGTTGGCGAGCCATGCGTCGTAGGCGTCGATGAGGGCGCCTCGCTTCTTGCCGGCGGTGTCCATGTGGAACGGTGCGGCGGACAGGTATTCGGCCCATTCGGCGGTGGAGTCGTTTCGGTCTGGGGGCTCCGGGAGCGGCGAGTTCAGCGGGTCCGGTGTGTCGGCGGGTTCCTCGTCGGGTTCGACGTCGACGGGTGCGCCTTTGAGTGCGGCGAACACATCGTCGTCGACCTCGAACGCGAGGTACGGGCCGCTGGTGATCGGGTTCACGCGGGAACTGTCCCCGCCGGCAGCCGCGATCAGCTTCGCGGCGACCTCGGACACCTGGTCTGCGCTGTTGGGCACGATGGTGGGCATCAGATACTCCTACGGTTCGGGCTCAGGCTCGGGTGCGGGGGTCGGGATGAAATCGGAAGGCAGCGACACCGGAATCGCGTACGACACCTGATCGAACGCAACGACAAACGTACGTTCAGCGATGCCATGCCAGTTGTTGTGCCGATGATCGACACGCGCCGTCACACGAACCTCGCTACGCCGGATCGACACGTCACCCGAGGCCGCGATCCAGAACGTGCCGTCAGCAGCGGCAACACCGTCGACGTCAGTGTTCGGGTACGCACCGAAGCTGATCGGCGTGCCCAGCATTGTCGTGAGCTTCGACCCCGACTGGTGCACAATGCCGAGTTCGTCGGCGTAGGCGGCCAACTCGCGCGGAATGTGAATCGCGCCGACCCCCGCATAGTCCTTGTGCAGGGAACGTTCCAGGTAGCCGATCGCGGCGCGCAGCGACAGGCCACCGTACTGTCCGATGAGTACGGTGTCGTCACTCATCAGGGCCGGGGAGGTGTGTGACCAGAGCTGGTCTTCGAGGAACACTCCCTCCGCTGCGGCGAGTTTCGTGCGGGCGAAGTCGGACACCTCCTGCTCTGTGAGTCCGACAGTGGCGCACTCGAACCCGGCCCACGCGCGGATCGGATCGGATTCGCCGGTCGGCTTCCCGCGCATGCCGGCCGTATCCCAGTCCAGCGGAGTGTCGCTGACCCCGATGCACGCGGCGGGATCGGACACCGCCTCCGGTGTGGGTGGCAGCTCGTATTCGATGCCGTTGAAGACGGCGCGGTCCCCGCCGTCGGTGGGCATGCTGGCAATCGACAGCAGCCCGAACCGCGACACGTCCTGTGCGGGTGGGCGGTTCACGTAGACCGGTGCGGGCATCCTCTGCTCCTCTTGGTGGATGGGGTGGGAAATGAGGAACGCTCCCGGCTCCCGCTCGGGGAACCGGGAGCGCCCTCACATGCTCAACACCACTGTTAGGTGGTGACGATCTTCCCGTTGCCGTCGAGGACACGGGCCGCCGACGTGGTGCCGTTGACCGCGAGCGGCAGGTTCACCACCAGGCTCTTGTAGGCCCGCTTGTGTACCAGCAGCTTCTCCTCCTGGAACAGTTCGAGGTAGTCGTTCTTCTTGATGTTCACCGAGTCGTAGGTGACACCCAGGCTCACAACCTCACCGCGGCCACGGACGAACGTGCCGGCCGGGTAGACCAGCGCCTTCACCGAGGTGGCGAACGACTCCTTCGCCGTCGCGGAACCGAACCCACCCGAGACACCGGAGAAGGCGTCCTGCCAGTCGTACACCCACTGCACGCGGGCACCGCGGGCGGTGAACCATCCGTCGATCTGGGCGTCGGTGACCTGATTGAAGTCAACTCCGGTGCGCAGGGCGAGATCGGAGCGGACGTGCAGCTTCAGCCAAATCGGCAGCACCACTTCGAGAGTCATGCTCTCGGGTGCCCGGTAGCGGTAGCGCAGATCGACGATGATCAGCTCGATGCCGTTGAGTACCGCGGCGGTGGCCGACGGGCCGAGTTCCTGCGTCAGGTCGACCGCCGTCGATGCGGTGACCATGTCGGCGATCGTCAACTCGTTGACGCGGTGCGCGTGAGCGGCCATCGCAGCCTCGACATGCTGGCGAGTCAGCTCCGGGTACGCCGAGTTCTGCAGGATGCCGGCCTCGATGCCGGTGTACACGACACCGGCACGCTTCTCGACGAAGTCGGTGCACGGCACCCGGTAGAGCACCTTGGCGTAGTCGGCGTTGGAGGCGGCGGCGATCGCGTCAGCCTCCGACTCCTTCACACCGACCTTTCCGCCGGCGTAAATCGTGGCGTAGTCGGCTCCCTCGGTGGTGCGGATACCACCACGCTTCACGCTGATTTCGGGGACGTCGATCAGTCCGGCGGTGGCGTCGGCGAGGACCGGCGACAGGTCGTAGAGCGTCTCCGACGGAGCGCACCAGCCGCCGGCGGCGACGAGCGATCCCTGACCGCGGGTGCTCTTGAGTCGGGCCTGGTTGGCGGCGTACTCGATGAGCGCGTTGTCGTCACCATTGCCGGAGGCGACGAGCTCCTCGGGGTAGTCGACGCGGAAGTGCGCGATGTCTTCCTTCATCGTGACGCCCACAACACCGCGGGGCATGTTCTCGATGCGGGCAGTGGCGGCGGCGACGATGCCGTCGAGGTCGAGTGCCTGTCCGGCTTCCATGCCGCGGACGCGGGCTGCGGCGGTGACGGAGAAGCCTCGGGGCTTGTCCTCGTCGGCGACCGGCTTCGGCGCGGGGGTGCGCTTGCTGATCGCTCCGAGGTCGATGCGGGGGCGCCGCTTGGCGGAGGCGAGGACCGGCTCGGCGGCGGTCTCGACGGTCTCGGCCGGAGCCTCGGTGGTGTCGGCCTGGGCGGTGTCGCCGCCGTCGCCCGACTCCTGGACGGTTTCGGTCTCGGCAGCCTCGGTGGTCTCCGAGTCGCCCTCGGGCTTCTCGTCGCCCTTCGGCTCGTCCTTGCCCTTCTTCACCTCGGCTTCGAGCGCGGCGCGCCGCTCGCGGGCCTGCTGCTCGGCGTCGTCGAGTTCGGTCTGCACCTCGCGGGTGACGAGCACGATCTCGGTCAGCGCTTCGAGGGCGGCGAGGCCTTCGTCGTCGGTGGGGTCGGTGGCGTTGAGTTCACCGAACTTCTCGATCGCCGCATCCTGCAGGCCTTCGATGGTCGCGCGGTCGGCGTCGCCGAACACTTCGCGGATCGCGGCCTTACGCTGCTCGTCTGTGGGGGGCTTGCCGTCATCGCCGGCGGCGTTGGCTGCCGCGTCGAGCAATGCCTGAAGGTCAATCGCCACTGGATTCTCCTGTCGGGTCGCATTCATCTATCAATGCGCCCGGCCCGAGGCCAGCGGCTCTGTCCAATACTGTAACCCGCGACCAGCGGGTTAGGCCGTAACCTGTTCGACGGTTCCGTCGCGTTCAGCAGCCCACGCCTCGGCGTCGGCTTGGTGGAGGAACCTCTTTCGGGTGCCGTCAGCAGCGCGCGCCACCCACACAGTCACCTGCGCCCCACCGCAATTGCACGCCATCACTCGACCTCCGAACCGGTTTCAGGGGTTTCGCCCGGTCGCCCACTTACAGCAGCAGTAGAACCGAGTGGCACGTCGGTGTGCTTGCCGCGCAGGGATACGCGGATGCGGTCGAACGTGACCGGCCCATACGCGTCCGGGATCGGGTCACCTGGGGTGACACCGCCACTCGCATAGGTGATGTGCGGGAGGAACCCGTCGAAGTCTTTCGAGACGAACGGCACCTGGCCGTCGCTGTCGTGGAGCGCATCGGTCAGCGCGTTCCGCTGGGCGGTCAGACCGGGGGCGTTGACCAGCCACACCGCAACCCCGGCACCGAGATTCGCGGCACCGTTGACTTCCCCGCTGATCGGACCGTCAGCGGGGAACATCTCGGCCAGCATGACGGGGTCGTTGAAGCTGCCGACGTCGGGCAGATAGGCCAGCGTGAGGTGCAGTTCCTCGATCGCGACGTCTCCGGCCGCGAGTCGTTTCGCGTCCTCGGCCGCCGGTAGTAGTGCGACCATGCCGTCGGTGTCGTGCTCGTCATCCCCGCCGGGCGTACCGGCGGCCGTCATTTTCCCGGACCACCAACTCCCTTGTCGCCGCGCTGCTTTCCGGGCCGATGCTTGAACACATCGGTGTACAGGTTGGACGCCAATCCGTTGATCTGATCCTCGGTCATGTCGGTGATCTCGGCCTTCAACGCGGTCACCAGCGACCGGAATGGGGTGGGGGTGGTTGCCCACTTCGCCAACCCCTTCCCCGACGTCCAATACCGGTGGAGTTGGGCGGGCATGTGGCCGGTCGCGTCATCGACCTGCGACTTGACCCCGGCGGCGAGGAGCCCGGCCATCTGGTTGCGGGCGCGATCCTTGCGCAGGTCGGCGACCGCGGTCCCGGCGGTCTTCTTCGTCTTGTCGGCCTTCTTCTTCCGCCGGTCGGTGTCCACTTCGTCCTTGACGGCGGCGAACGCCTCCTCCGCTTTCTTCTTCCTTTCGGCAGCTTTCTGCGCGTCGGTGACAGCCGCCGAAACGAGAGAGGTGAGGTCGGCGTAGGTGACCGGGCTGTGCGGATCCCGGCGATGCACGATCCCGGCAGCGACGAGGCCGACCGGCTGCCCGGCGGCGACAAGCTGCTCGGTGCGCGGGATCGGGAAGCCCGGCACGTTCACCGCCAACGCCGCCACCAACTCCATCTGGCCTTGCCGGGTGACGTCCCGCCAATCCCCCGACACGCTCGAGCGGCGCAGCTCGTCGATCTGCTGGTCGTCGGTGCCGGGGACGATGCGGCCGGCCAGCCAAATCCCGTGGCGGTCCTCCCCCGCCCGAACGACAGCGACGGTGGAGCCGGTGTTGTCGTAGTGGGCTGCCGCAGCCATCGCATCCCCGCCCGGTCCGGCGTGCCCGGTACCGAGGGTGAGTTTCCCGACCGGGAGGTCACCTGCCGAGGTGCGGACGACACCCTGGTGGAAGTAGGCGTACGACGACGAACTGTGCGGGGGTGGGACGGGGTCGGCGTAGCCGATGTGGGGGGTGTCCCAGATCGCCAGATGCCCACGCACGCGGCCGTCGTCGGACACCTGGAGGGCGGTGGGCCCGTCGAGCTGGGGGTCCGAGAAGTCGGACAGCTCGTAGACGATGCCGCTGGCGGTGAGGGCGGCGGTCAGCGTATCTGCCATCGGATGCTCCCGTTCTGTGTGGCTGTGCTGGGTGCCAGTATCCACCACGGTGGCGTCTGGGCTTGGGTGCGGCGCGTCCCTTCCACATGTAACTGTTGCATCTGTAACCTATGGAATGTATGGTTAGGGTGTCACCACAACAAACCCGGAGAAAGGCCAGAGATGACCATCACCCACACCACCACCTACCCCGCCCGCAACTTCCCGACCACCACCCTCGAGCTCCGCACCACCAGCAGCTTCGATCGCACCGAGCGGCGCATGTGGGAAGCAGAACACAAGGCAGGCCGCATCACCGACGAAGAATGGCTGACCTACCGCGAGTACTACACCATCCACAACCCCCGCCAGTACTGACCACCACCGCCCCGGCCCGAAAGGGTCGGGGCGGTCCCACGTCAACCGTCAGGATGGTCGAGCCGCCACTCATCCTCAGCGGCAAGCCAATCCATGATCGCCTGATCCTCGGCACTGATCTCATCACCCGAATCCTCGTCAGGCAGTATCGGCGGTTCCTCATCGTCGTCGGTGGTGTGGCGGCGTTCCCACTCCCGATCCGCCGCCGCCCACAGATCCTCGTCGCCGAGGTCGTTGGCGCGTTGCATCTCATCCAACAGCTGGTCGTCGGACAGGCGGCGCCAGTGGATGGTGTCGATACGGCGCCGCTCCACCGGCGGGCGGTCCGCGGGCGGTAGCTGCTCCCGTTCGTCGGTGAGCTCCACATCCTCCGGCGCCGGCGGAGCGGGTTGGCCGCGGTCCTCACCACGCTGCCCGAGCCGTGGTGGCCGGGACAGCTTCTCCGCGTCGGCGACCTCCGCGATCACCCGATCCGCCTCGTCCGGATCGTCGGGGCCGATGCGTACCCCGCCGGGCCGGATTTCGCCGAGGCTTCCGTCGGGGCCCTGGAGTTCGTTCTGAAGTTCGTCATCCGAGTAGTAGAGGGCCGTGCAGCGGCAGCCAATCGTCTCGTGCGGCGCGATCGTGATCGGATCGCCGGGTCGCAGTAGAAGGAACCCACCCACCCGGAACCGTTCGTCGAGCGGCACGACTTGTCCGTCGGCGACGCGGTGGGTGGCACGCACCCGACTGTCCTCGGTGGACAACCACCGTTTCCACATGCGAATGTCGGGGTCCAGCGCTGCGCGTGCCTGCGCGGCAGCAAACTTGCCGTATTCGACGGCGCCGTGGGCTTCGGTGCGGGCGATGCGGCGGGCTTTCCACTGCCACTCCCCGAGGCTGTCGTCGTGTTCGTTCCACAGGTCGCGGCGACGCGCGCGCAACACGCGGCGGGTGTTGGAGTCGATGTCGGGGTCGTCGAGGCGCTGCTCGACCTCGTGGATGGCGGCGCGCACCGCGCGTGTCCTCGCATCGATGTTCAGGACGCGGCCGATGCGGTCGCGGATAGCGTCGATGTCCTCGGCCTCCGCCAACGCCTCCATCAGCTCTGGGCGGATGTCCTCGAACGCGCCCTCCGGCCAGATACGCAGCCGGTCGGACACGGTTTCCAAGTAGGCTTGCTGGTAGCGGTAGGAGTTGAGCGGATCCCGCATGCGGGCCTGCTGGAACGCTTCACCGAACTCGATGCTGACCGAGGGCAGGACTTGCCGGTCCAGCTGTCGCCGCCACTCCCCATACGATGCCTGCGCCGCGGCATCCACCGAGTACGGGTGATGCGGGTAGGCGGCTGCCCGAATGTCGCCGACACCGAGCTCACGGAGCAGGTGGAATCGGAACGCGGTCAGCCACTCCGAGATCGCGGCGAGGATGGCGGCGTCGATGCGGCGTTCCGCACGGAGCAGCAAACGTCGGGATGCTCGGGCTCTATCGGCCAGGTGTGGGGACGGCATGCTCGAGGCGTTCGGCGAGTGCGGTCCGGACGGGTTCGCGCTGGGTGAGGATCAGGTCGCGGGTGTAGGAGTCGCAGGCGTTGACGACGTGGGCGGCATCCTCGGCGGGGAGCACGATCGCGAGGAGGTCCCACGCGCCCGCCAGCAGCCGATCGCATTCGGCCTGGTTCTGCGCCAACTGGACTCGGGTGTGGACGAGGTACTTGGGGACGTCGTATTCGCGGCCGTTGCTACGCCCGGTGGCGGGGCTCTTGATGGTGGCGTGGTGCAGGGCGCGCAGGACGGCGTGGAGGCTGGCGAGAGTCACATCGGCAGGGGCGGTCACAGGTCAGAGTCCTTCCGCTGCTGGGGGCGGGTCGGTGCGGGTGTCGGGGGTACCGCGGTCGTCCGACGGCGCGACCGGACTGTCGCCGGTGTCCGCGGCGGGTTCGTCGGCGGTGTTGGCGTCGGTGGCCTTCGTGATCTTCTTCGCCTCCTCAAGGACTGGCTGTTCGATCTCGATGCCGAGTTTCGGCAACAGGAGCGGCGCCAGTGACGGGGCGCCCTTGAGTAGGTCGATGAGCAGGGCGCGTTCGGCTTCGTCCTTGTTCGGGGCGTCGTCCTCGGTGAATCCGTTCTCCCGGCGCAGGGCCTCTGCCGACAGTTCCGACTTGTCGTAGATCGCTTGGGCGTCCTTGGACCGGTCCGGCCGCAAATCCAATGCTCCGGTGTCGAACCACACCATGTGCTGGTCGGCATCCTGCACGCCCATCTGCTCGAGGATGGGTTGCACGACCTGGGTGAGGGCGTGGCATGCGGTGGACGCGATGGGCGCGACGCCGAGTTTCACCTCGTTCTCGTCGACGGACCAGGCACTCCAGTGGTTGGCGGAGGCCATGCCGAGGAGGACCGACGGGTCGGAGTCCATGCCGAGGGCGATCCGGCGGATCGCTTCTTGGCGGCGTTCGTGCATGTGGGGGTCGAGGGGGCTGTCGAAGGTGATGTGTTTGACCTTGTCGACGAGCTCGGGAGGGACCATCGCCATGAACGGCACCACCGAGGCAGCGGAGTCGCGGTCGCGGATGGGGACGACCATGTAGTCGGTGAGTTCGTCAGCGAACGAATAGTCATCGTCGTCGGCTTGTCCGCCCATCATCGATTCGATGCCCTGCGGGAGGAGGAGGAGTCCGGCGCCAGCCAACCGTGAGTCGACCTGCGCGGACACGTACTTCGTCAAGCCGATGAGCTCTCGGGCGACGGGCAGGATGGCGACGACCGGCGCGTCGGGCAGGGCGGAGCGTTCGGGGTCGGGGGTCCAGGAGCGGACGAGGATTTGTGTGTTGGGGTCGATGGTGGTGGTGGTGATGCCGTCGTTGAGTTTGAAGTTCGGGCTGTCGCCGGTGATTTCGGCGGGCGCGTGGGGTGCCCACTCGATGTGGTTGCCGTCGCGGGTGGTGAGCAGGATCAGACTCTCGCCGTTGAAGATGAGGTGCTGGGCATAGCGTTTCATCGACTGTTCGACCATGGGCCCGTTGCCGAACAGCATCATCGCCAACTCGGCGGCGGGCCCGTCGGTGACGGGGGTGGGTTCTTCGTCGAGTTGGTCGCGGCGTCCGATGTACAGGCGGACTTGGGAGACGGCGCGGGCTTGCCGGTCGCCCATGAAGCGGAGTTCCGGGGTTTCCTTGCGGAGCTGCCATGCTTCGGCTTGCCAGCGTTGTGGCGGTGTGCGTTTGACTTTGCGGTCGATCTTCTTCGCGGTGAGGACTTGCGCGGAGGCGGTGATGGCGTCGCCGCGGGCGCCGGGGCGTCCGTTGCGGTCGCGGTCGACTGGGATGTGGGCGGTGATGGGTCCGCCGGCACGAATGTTGCGGAATAGGGTGGGCCGTCGGTTGGCGTTGTCGGCGATGGCGAGGGCGGTGGAGTCGGGGATGCGCTTCACTTCTCGTCCTCACTGCTGGTGTAGGCGGGGTCGATTTGGGTGGCGATCCCGGCGAGCCAGGAGGCGGTGCCCGCGATGCCGATCCATTGCCACCAGGGGCCTTCGGTGTAGAGGTAGCCGAGGGTGGCGATTGCGGCGCCGATCCAGACGCTCATGCACCAGGCGCAGCAGACGAGGGTGGCGATGGGGTGTGTGGGGCCGAGCCAGACGACGATGCGCGCCCGTAGTGGGTGGGTGATGGTGTCGGCGACGATGAGCCGAGTCAAGCGGATGATGAGTCCGATGGCGAGGACAGCGGTTAGGACGGTCACCGGTGGCACCCTTTCGTGTGGTTACGGTTAAGGGTAACCGTGTGAAACGTCTGTGGGACGGCACTCGGCCCGCCTGCGCGTGTGTCAGGCGGGCCGAGTTCTCTGGTTCCGCTACCCCAACCCCGGGGTAGCGGGAGTCATCTGTTGGCGAGTTCGAGGAGCACGTCGGCGTGGCACGGGGAATCGAGCGGACACCAGCAGGCCAGGTCTTTCCCGCGAAGTACGCGGCGTGCGTGTTGCGGGAGCGACTCGCACCCGTGCGTGTAGATGCCGTGGTGTGGGCGTGCAGTCGGCTTCACGGGGACGAAAATGACTGGTGCGTACCGTCGGAACGCTTCGACTGCCTGCTCGGCTGTGATGTCCGTTAGTCCTGAGACCGGGCCATAGATGTTGGGCAGGCTGTCCGGGATTGCGTCGCCGACCGCGAACGGGTTGCCGAACCGGCTCGGCCGCCCGACGTACACGGCACCTTCCGGCATCCGCCATCCCTTCGTGCGTTTGCGCTGAATCCGCTGCGGCATCACGCCTCCTGGTAGGGGTTGGGGATGGGGTTGAACCACGGGAGGATCAGGTCGAGGATCGCTTCGACGATCCGGCCGACGATCGCGATCATGACGCACCGTCGGCGAGCAGTGCGCGCAGCCCGGCGCGCACATAGAACTCCCACGACCGCCCGGTGTCGCCGTCATGCAGTTCGTGCGGCGATACGACGGTCAGGCCCTGTGCCCGTAGATTTTCCGCGGCTGCGGTGAACGCCGGGTAGTTGAACTCGGGGTATCCGGTCATGGGGCCGGCGAGGTAGTGGATTGTCATGCGAGGCTCCCGAAGTCGAATCCCATCTCGATGGGTTTGGTCAGCCGGGAAACGATCAGGGGTAGGTAGTCGGCTTCGCGTTCGATGGCGATGCACCGCTTGTGTTCGTGGACGCACGCCTCGGCGGTGGTGCCTGATCCGGCGAACGGTTCGAGCACAACACCATTCGGCGGGGTGACGAGCCGGACGAGCCACCGCATGAGGTCGAGTGGCTTCACGGTCGGATGCTGCACGCCGTCGACGTTCGGCCGTTCTGACGTTGGCGCTTTCGCCTCGTACCGGAATGTTGGGTAGAACCGGGATGCGCCGCCGCTGTCGCCGTAGCCGGTCACCGCATCTTGCGGCTCGGCGGTGCCAGCACTGTCGCCGCCGATGCTGCGACCAGTCGTCGCTCCGCGCCGCAGCACGCCCGGCTTCATTCCGGGGCGGTCGCCCGACTGTTCGTCGAGCACATCGGCCTGCGATTCGTCGAGGACGACGTTCGTCGGCCAGCGGCCGAGGTTGTCCCGCTTGTCATGCATCTCCTCGCGGTGTGCGCTGACCCGCCGACGTGCGTCGTCGTCCGCGTTCCAGGGGCGCTGCCAGCCTTCGTGCTTGTTCGTGGACAGCGGAGGTCGCGCCGTCTTCTCCCCTTGTGTACTCACGCGGCACCCGTCGATGTTCAGCACGCCGGTGCCGTGTTCGAGGACGTTCTGCGCGACGGTGCCCGCCAGGGGTTTACGTCCAACAACGACCGGTTCGAACGCCGGTTTGAGGGCTGTCCCCCACCCGGCCCACCGCTCTGCCTCGGGAGTGGCGGGGGCGGTCAGGTCCAACCCGGGCGTCGACGACAGGCCGACCGACGAGACGCCCGCCGAGCCGTTCGGCTTGCGAGCCGCGAAGGGTGACGGCCCGACGACCTCACGCTCCGCCCCCGCCGCCCTGTCGATGGCCTTGGACACGTCGAGCGATTTCGGGAAACCAGACCCGTACAACCAGGCGATGCTGTCGCGGATCTCGAACCCGGCGTCCTCGGCCGCGACCGCAAGTCGATGCCAGGTGCGGGTGCCGCCGAACGCGAGGAGATGCCCACCGGGTTTGAGGACACGTAGACATTCGTCGGCCCACTCGCGTCCAGGGGGCAGACTGTCCCACTCGCGACCCATGAAGCCGAGCCCGTAGGGCGGGTCGGTAACGATGGAGTCGACGGACCCATCGGGCAGTTCACGCATGACTTCGAGGCAGTCGCCGTGGTAGAGGGTGACCAGATCGTCGGAGTAGTAAGGCTCGCTCATGTCAGTACACCGCCCCGATGAGCCGTTCCAGCCATCCGATCGGCGTCGACTGGATCGGGTCGAGATATGTGCCCGGCTCAGCTGGATGTTCGAAACACAGCGGGTCTTGCTCCCACTCAGCAGGTTCGGGGCCGTTGTAGCTATCCCAACCCTTCGGCGGTCGGGTCATCTCGCAGGAGCATTGACTCGGGCGGATGCCGTTCTCCATCTCCCAGGCCATCAGTACACCGCCCCGGTGTTGGTGTTGCCGTGGCGGTCGGCGGATGCCCACCTCGGGTCGATGTCGCATCCACGCCACACGCCGTCGAGTGATTCGGTTGCAACCCTGCTATTTCCCGAGCCCGCGAACGGGTCGATGACGAGATCACCGGGACGTACCACGCGCTGGAGAATGTGGTGATAGACGGCGACGGGCTTCTCGTACGGGTGATTACGCTTTGAGGGATAGTCGGCCTGCACCACGTTGCGGATCGCGGCGCGGTCGATCGCGTCAGGCACACCGCGTGCGACAACGAGGATCGGGTCCCACGACGCGCGGAGAAGACCACCTGTTCCGGGACGGTTACGCACCCACGCCACCTGAGTCGCGGGCCGGAGTCCCACCGTTGAGCACACGTAGGCCAGATCGGGCAGGCGTCGCCAGTCGGCGAAGATCAGCGCGACACCGCCCGGCATCAGCGTTCTCGCAACCTCGCGAAGTGTTCGCGACATGAAAGACAGCGGACCGAACACGCTTCCCGCTGCGCCATCCTCACGACCACGAACAGGAGTTCCGGTCGCATACGGTGGGTCGTAGATGGCGGCACGTACTGTGCCCGAGTCGATGCCGATCAACCACAGCAGAGCATCGTTCCACTCGGTCGTGGATTCGCTCGTGACTGGGAAAAGTCCGGATTCAGTCATCAGTACACCGCCCCGATGCGTTCGATGTTGCCGTGGCGGTCGTGGATGACCAGACGCCACGGGACGACGGCCTTCATCTTGCGCGAATCAAAATCAGCGATGCCCGCTGGACTCAGCCTCGCCGCGCCCGCTGGACTCAGCCTTGCCGCATACTGGGCGTCGATGGCGTTGAGTGCCCCGGCCAGCCGCTTGTAGCCTCCGCCGCTGGCGAGGATCGTGTTGTTGCGGGACTTACACTGCCAACGCCACTCGGCCACAGAGCTGATACCGCGCCCTGGACCCGGCTTGCTTTTGACGTCCTCGTACACCTCGATGGTGCCGCGATACTCGGCGGGCTTCTCGTGGTCGATCATGACGTCACCCACTGGATGAACGCGTATCCGGCGGCCAGCAGCAGTACCCACACCGTGATGCCGACACCGATGGCGATCAGTATGGCACGGTAGATCAGCACGCCCTCACGCGACGGCCACAGGTCCGTACGTGGCGCGCTCATCAGTCGCAGCTCGCGAAGCTGTAGTAGTCGGTGACGTCCACATCCGACGCCACGACGTCCCCGTCGACCGTGATGGTGCAGGCGACCGTGCCGCCGTTGTCGTCCACGGCGAGCACGCCGGCGAACGATGTGCCCGCCGGATAGCCGTACCCGTCGGCGCCGTTGTACAACTCGTATCCCCAACACCCGGTCGACAGATCATCGACGACGTCGATCAGATCGCCGTCCTCGTCGACGAACGTGATCGCCGCGACGCCGTCCCCGCACACCAGGTAGTCGACGGTGGCGCGCTGATCGAGGTCCACGGCCGCCGCTTCTGCCGTGTTGAAGCCGATGGTGAGGACGACCGCTGATGCGGCACCCCACGCTGCCGCGTGCAGTAGGTCTTTCCAGGTGGTTTCCATGTCACTGCCTCTCCGAATTGTGTTGTGGTGACGTTCACACGGTAACTTCCCCAGGTCACTGTTGCAACTGTTTCCTATGGTTTCATCCGGCGATACGGCGAGACGCCACCCCAGTGCGCGGCGCCGAGCCTCGCGACCGTCCCACCGGATTCGCCACCCCAGCGCCCCGCGAGATTGGCGGCAGCACTTCCGTCGCCCCATACACGCCGGCATCGAGGGCGCCCGGCGACCAGGTGGTGCCCGGCTCCCACAACAACCACTCATCCTCGAGTTGCTTCAACCCGCCCTCCGACGAGAACCACAGGCGATCCGTCTTGATGGCCTGCGCGATCGGCTCTGCCCGAAGGATTTTCGACTTCTTCGCCGTCACCGACTTGAGTAGCGGACACAGCCGGTCGGCGGGAATCTGGTTCTTGCGTTGCAACTCATCCCATGCCTGGGCGATCAACGTCGTCGCCTGGTCGCCGCCGAAGTTTGTTTCCACGACGATGTGGCCGGCATCGAACTCGTACGCGGCCATGCACGCTTGTTTCGGCCACTCGTACGACGACATGCGGGCGGTGTAGTCGGCACGAAACCAACCCTTCCCGTCACGGTCCAATCCGACGACGACAATGCCTGCGGTGTCACGGCCACCGCCGGACGGGTCGACACCAACGACGTTGCGCCGCCACGCGTCTGGCGGGGTGGCGGTGTGTGCGCGAACATCATCCGCCGTCAACAGCGCACCTTCGGCGTCGAACGGGGTGCCCTGGTAGAGGGCGTTCCAGTCGCGGTTGGTGACGGTCTTGCGGGTGCGCGCCCAGTGGGCGATCAGCCCACCGGTGTCGGCGGGATCAATCCTCGGGTGGGTGATGGGGTCGCCGGGTTCGCGGCCGAGAGGATCCGCGTAGATGCCTTTCGCCCGGTCTTCGGCGAGCGCGATCGTCGGCAGATGCAGCACATGCCACGCCCCGCCTTCCTCCACACGCCCGTCCTGGTCCAGCAGACGCCCGGCGAGGTCGTCCTTGTGGAATCGGGTCATGATCAGCACTTCACGAAAGTCGGGGGCCTTACGCGTCGACCACACACTCGAGTACCAGTCCCACACGCTCGCCCGGACGATCGGGGATTCGGCCTGTTCGCGGTCCTTCACGGGGTCGTCGATGATCCCGCAGTTGTGGACGAGTACTTCGTTTGCAAAGAAGTTGCTGTTTCCCTCCACCTGGAGGTCATAGACCGTGTGGCTTTCGCCGTGTAGTTCTCGAACACTGACGACGGTATCGGCTGACCGTGGTGGTGTTGGGCGTGGCAGGTGCTGCACAGCGCCACCAGGTTCTCCGCCCTGTTGTCCGACGGGTCCTCGTTGATGTGATGCACCACCATTCGAGACCGGGTCGCTAGTTTCCCGCGACGCCGGTACGTGACCGGCGGCGGTGTCTCCCCGCACAGCATGCAGCGTTGGTTCTCTCGTTCCAGGATGAGTGGCCGCATGCTGCGGAACCAGTTCGCGTAGCTGCGTCCGGTCGTGTACCGGGAGTTGCCCGTGCCGACCATCCGGCGGCTGTGCGCCCGGTTCGCGCACGTCCGACTGCAGTAGACACGGCGGCTGGTCCTCGGATGGAACTCGACCTGACACTCGGGACAGGTGATTGTCTCGGCCAGACGGGTGAGGCCCTTGCGTCGGTTCGCTGACCGTCCGATCGTCCGGCACTCGTCCGAGCAGTAGCGGCGATAGTCCACGTTCAGGATCGGTGTTCCGCAGCGCCGGCACTTGCGTGCCTTCAGGATCGGCATGTGCTTGTGGTGGCATTGCGGTGAGCAGTACTGCGGATCGGGTCGCCCCGACCGCCTCATCTTCAGCACCTCGTACTGCTGGCGGGTGAACTCGGTCTTGCAGTACTTGCAGGTGAACGTGAACGGGGTCTGCCGAACCCGACACGCTGTGCTGCAGTAGATCGCCCCCGCGCGGTCGCGGATGGACCGCGCGACCGACTTGCGCGGCCGCGTAACCTGTGTGCCGCATCGGTCGCAGGTCAGTGTCACCACTGGTGGTAAGTCGGTCCCCTGCAACGAGATCAGTTGCGGCGACATACCCACGGGCCGTGCGTATGCGGTGGTCGGCGGTGCAGTCGATGGTGCGTCCTGCTGCGGTGGTGATACGGACAAGGGGTCTCCCGTGGATGGTTCGGGTGGCGATGACTGGCCGCCATTCGGCGCGGTCGTGGGTGTGGTTGTAGGACAGCACGTGCGGGTAGTCGCCGGACTCGACGATCTCACCGATTTTGCGTGGTCCTACATGGGTAAAGATAACCGTATCCCCCGACAGACAGTCCATGGGCTGGCCGGTGAGGCCGCCGCGGACACCGGTGGCGCGCATGCCGCCGCCGGTTCGGACTGCCCAGGCGGCTTTGGTGTTTTCGGCGTCCTTGAGGCGTAGCCCGTATTCCTCGCCGTACATGAGGACGAGGTCTCGGGTTGCGGCGCCATGGGTTTGGGCCAGCGATGCGGCGTAGGAGGCGAGGATGATGCGGTCCTTGGGGCGCATGGTCAACCACCAGAATGGGAACCAGCGGGAGGTGCGTGTCGACTTTCCGGTCTGGGGTGGGACGAAGATCATCTGTCGGCGGTTGGGTTCGGCGAGCAGTTTGATGAGGACGTCGTCGATCGCTTCGAGGTGGGGGCGTTGCACCTGGCTGGTGTCGTGTTTCAACGCCAACTGTCCGGGGCTGGTGGTGTCGTTGACGGGGATGCCGAGTTCGGCGCATTTCGCGGCCAACTCTCGTTTCAACGCCAGCCGGGCGGAGCGGGTCATGCCGGTAAGTGCGGAGGGCGCGATCTCGCCGTCGTCGGGTGACGTCACTGGCCCACCCTGTCGTTGCTGCCCCAGTTGGGTTCGGGAAGTATTCCGTGCGATCGGAGCAGGTCGTCGAGGTCGCGGAGTGTGGTGGGGTGCGCGATCATCGGCACGATCGAAGCGGCGGCACGGTCGGCCGCTGATTGCCGCATGCGGCCGGTGACGACGCCTGCGTTGCCGGGTGGTGGGATCGCGCGCCGGACAGGGGGTTGCGATCGGGCGGCTCGCGCGGCGCGGTCGAGGTCGCGTTCCTGCCGGATGAGGTCCCGCCACTGCGCCCACCGGTGTCCGGCGCGGCTGCTGGCCCAGTACAGCGGGATGGTTGCGGCGATCGCGGCCAGCGGCTCCCATGCGGCGGTCACGTGGTGACCTCGGGGTCGGTCCAGGTGGACGCGTCGAACGGGTCGTCGGGGATGCGCCAGAACGTCATCTGTTCGTACATCTGCCAGATGGCTGGCCAGCCGAGACCGATGTGGCAGCCGAGCAGGATCGCGACTTCGAGGAGTGCGGTGTCGATGGTTGCGGCCCAGTCGATCGCGGGGTGGCGGCGCTGCCAGTAGGCGATGATCTCGGGCATGGTGGCGTCCGGTCCGGGCGGGCGGTGCAGTGTGGGGACACGGTTCACGATGGTCATCGGCGCGCCCTCCGTGATCGGGTGGGGTCGTTGGCCCACATCGGCGGTGTCTTCGATGGGCGCGGCAGGGCGCGGGCCTGCGGCGTCTCGGGTGCCGGTGGCGTCGCCGGGAACGCCCCGAAGAGAGCTGCGTGCCACGACCGCGTCGCCTCGCCGACCAGCTCGAATGTCACGCTGATCTGGCGGCTGACGTCGGTCACTATGTCGCGCATCCGTTCCCACGCCGCCTCGAATTCGTCGTTCTCGGCGGGTGTGATCGTGAACCCGAGTGGCTGTAGTTCGCCGAGCGGCCGCATCTGCGCGTCGCGCATCGTGGCCCGCGCACCGCGCAGCGGGGACGTCCGCACCGCCTGCCGGAACTGTTCGACCTCCCGCGCATGGGCGTCGATCACGAGACCGGGGTCGGGTGGGAGTTCGTAGAGGTTGGTCGGGTCGTACACCGGCCCTTCGTGCGTCGACCCCGGGCACCCGCCGATCGGCAGGCCGTGCCATTCCCACCCGCAGCCGGGGTGCGGGCAGCCGGGCTGGTTGATGTTCCAGTCGTAGCCGGATGCTTCCTGGGCGAGTTGCTGGTCGACGAGAGCGTCGATGTCGTCGATCACCTGCTGCTCGGGGTTCATTCGCTCGGGTGGTCGGTGTAGTGCTGCGGGTGGTTCACCGGATCGTTCATGCTTCAACCTCGGCGTCGTCGACGATTTGGGCGTCGATGATGGAGTCGAGTACCGGGGTGGCGGGGAGCGCGTCGGCCGGCGCTTGGCTCTTCAATTTGCGGGCCAGTGCGGCGATCTCGTCGTCCAGCTCGTCCTTGACCCGCACGGTGGCTTCGACCTGGATGGGTTTGTCCAGGCCCTCCAACTTCACCCGTCGGTCGAGGACGCGGAGGACCGAGTCGACGGCCTTGAAGTGGTCGGGATGCTGGGGGTTGAGGGCGGCGGGCATGTCGGTGGCGAGGAGCATGCCGAGTTGTTCCAACACGATGGTGGCGGCTTCATCAGCTAACTCGTCGCGTTCTTTGCGGCGGCGGGCGATGGCGCGTTCGACGGCTTTCCTAGCGGAGGTGGGGTCGCGGAAGCCGACTTCCTTGGCGATGTCGACGTACTTTTTGCCTTGGAGGAACGCTTCGAGGCACCAGTGTTCGCGTTCTTGGATGTGGGTTTGGTGGCGTAGTGATGTTTTTGCGTCGCCCAT